CTGTGGATCACCTATGCCGTGGCGACGCACCAGTACGGGTTCATCATCTCGGCGGTCGCGTACGCCTGGGTCTACGGTCGCAACTGGCTGCGGTGGCGGCGGGATGAGCTCACCGGTGAGGAGCAGTCGCACATCATCGAGTTTCGTGATGACGGTTGGACGATCATGCACCCGCTATCCTGTCGACCCAACCTCTTCAGCTGCCCAATGAACCGGGCGATTCGGAACGTCGACGGTCCGCCACCCGGCGGTGTGGGACGCTACCGGTGCAGCCTGGCGGGCGACGACCGAACGCTGGTTGTAGGTGACCGGGCGTGAGGGTCTACGTTTACCCCGCCGACGAGTACGGCTGCGGCCACTTCCGGCTGATCTGGCCGTCGAGGGTGCTGCAGGCGGCCGGACACGACATTGTCATTGTGCCACCCAGTGAGCGGCAGTCGTCGCTGCAGGGAGAGCTCAAGAATGATGAGCTCGTCGGCGTCCGGATTCCCGAGGACGCCGACGTCGTTGTGATGCAGCGCGTAACGCACCGACACCTGGTCCGGGCGGTGAGCCTGATCAGGGACAAGGGTGTCGCGGTGGTGATCGACATGGACGACGATCTGACGCGGATTCACCCAGCCAACCCGGCGTTTGGCGCGATGCACCCGACTCACGGGGTCAAGGATCACAGCTGGCACAACACGACCCGAGCCTGCGAGAACGCGACGTTGGTGACGGTCTCGACGCCGGCGCTGGCCCAGCGGTACGGAGCGCGGGGACACGCGCGGGTCCTGTTCAACTGCTTCCCGGAGTTCTACCTGGGGCACGAGCACACCGACTCGGATGTCGTCGGCTGGGGCGGGGCGGTCTACTCACACCCGGACGACCTGCAGGTCATGGGTACGACCGTCGCGCAGTTGCTGCGAGCGGGTGGTCGGTTCCGCCTGGTCGGCCCACCGACTTATGCCCACGACGCGCTCGGCCTCGACGATGGTACGGAGTTGGAGACCAGCGGCGTGGTTGACATGCACGAGGGTTGGCCACGTGAGTTGGCGGCGCTCGGTATCGGCGTGGCGCCGCTGGCTGACACGCAGTTCAACGCGGCCAAGTCGTGGCTCAAGCCGCTGGAGTACGCCGCACTGCGTGTTCCCTGTGTGATCTCACCGCGAACGGAGTACGTGCGCCTGCACCGAATGGGCCAAGGTGTCGGCATCCTAGCCGAGAAGCCACGCCACTGGATGGCGCGGATCGCCGCGCTGCGTGCTAGTGCTGAGATGCGTGCCGACGTGGCCGGTCGGGCCTTCGAGACCGTCCGCGACATGACAATCGAGGCCAACGCGTGGCGCTGGGCTGAGGTTTGGGAGCAGGCCTGGCTGAACCAGCGGCAGGGCGCCTCGGTGCTCTCCAGGCGCACGTTTGGTGCCTGACGGTAGGTACTAACGGACTCGACATACCCGTGGCACCGGGATGACTCGGGGACGTGAGATCGGGTTAGATGCGCCACGACAGACCGCAGAGGTGACAGATCTCGACGTGGCCGTTCGACTCGACCGCCGTCGAGCGGCAGCCGGGACACCGGACGCGGTGGTACGGGTATGACAGCTTGCGCCGGTCGTCCTCGTCCATTCCGCCCCAGACACCGAAGGGGATCCCCTCCGCGAGTGCCCGGTCCAGGCAGTCCCACCTGATCGGGCACAGGGAGCAGATCCCCTTGGCGACGTACGATAGTTCCGGTGTGAAGAAGATTTCCGGGTCGTAGCCCAACTTCCCGTGACCGGAATTGCACAGCCCGAGGGCCCAGTCCGTTACCATCACAGTGTCACTCCGAGTCACTCGAGTCTACGTGTAGAGTGGCGCACCCGGTGTGTGTGTGTTACCGGGTGCGCGTCACTGTGCTGTCCTACGCGCGGCTGAGCAGTCTCGCGGCCACACGGTTGATCGTCTGGTGCGTCGGACCCTGGAGCGCGCCGACGAACCGGGACTCCGGGTTTCCACCCGGACGCTGCCACTCCATGTGCCCGCTGACGGCGTTCAGCAGTCCCCAACCGGTGCCGTCGAACCCGACGGTCGGGTCGGTGGTCCAGGAGGACAGGATCTGCTCGATCCGGCTACCGCGCTGCGGCCGGTCCGGAAACACATTCTCGAGCAATTTCGTCGCTTGCGGCTTGGTGATCTTGATTTCGATCAGCCGCTTGGCGACCGTTTCGTACTGCTTACCGTACGCGCCGAGGTTCTCCAGCGACAGCTGCGCCTCGGCCAGACGCTCACGCATCGTGGTGGTGTGACGCACAGTCCACCGGTAGGGAACACCCGATGTGAAGGACCGCAGTGTCAGCTGGTTCATGCACCGCCCGCGGAGCGGCATCGCGGTGACCTCGATGGCACGTGTGCAGTCGTGCGACGTTCGCAGCACCAGGTACAGGTCGTGCGGGTCGACTCGTGTGAGCAGCTTGGTGGTACCCGGTGCCTTGACGACCATGAAGCCCTGCCGTCCACCCTTGAGTGCGCCCGCCGCCACGTAGTGCGGTGAGACGCCGTCCATGAAACTGAACGCCTCGCCGTACTGCAGGACCGGGTAGTTCTTGGACACGATGCCGAGTGGTGTGCCGGTGTCCGAGCGGATAACTGCCCGCCGGTTCGTGATCTTCACGTAGTCGCCGCCGTCAACGGCGCCGTAGTAGACCGGTCGGAGCTCGACGTCAAAGTCGAGTCCGCCCAGCTTAGCAGCTTCGGTCGCGGTCATCGGCTCGTCGACCAGCTGACCCAGGGTCATCCAGGGTACCTGGCGCTCCGAGACCAGAACGTTGCCACCTGCCTCGGGGATTGTTGTGTCGAGTGTCACTGATCACTCCTGTCTCTTCGTCAACAGTCTCTTGTTCGTCGAGTCTAACCGTACCAGGTAGCACAACACTGTGCAATGATTTCGGATCACGCTGCCGGCGCATCGGCGGCACCGCGCAGTGTGCGCAACTCACGCACAGGCGGGCGCTGCCGAGTAATTGCCACGGAGTGCATGGGAACGCGCTCCGGTGCCCAGATCGGGCGGTTGTCGACCGGAGGTGCGGTGTTCGGCGTGACGGTGATCGCCGGCGTGGTGGCCGCTACCGCGACCGGCGCAGGTGTGACGGTAGCAGCGACTGGTGCGTGAGTCGACTCGGTGATCCGAGACTCGAGATCACGGATCCGCGCGCCAATCTCGACCAGCGCGATCGCGGCCACGGTCATCAGACCGTCGACCGAGATTGGCCAGATCAGGGAGCTGATGCCCTCCTCACCGTGCTGCGCGGCGGTCGTGGCCATGTGCGTGTAGGACAGCCAGGCCGCGGCACCCGCGACGGCCAGCGTCGCCAGGATTCGCAGGAGGCTGACGTACCAGCGACCGATCGGGATGCGGGGTAGCAGTTCCAGCGTCAGCAGCAGGGCCAGTGGTGGCCAGATCGCGAACGCGGCGTTGAGAACCGTCTCGGAGCCGACCGCGTTCGCGGTTACCGAGACGGAGACACCGATGCCGACGGCCCAGCGAACCAGGACGCGGTCCTTGCGGTGCTTGTTGACCTGTGCGGTGATGCTGGTCATTGTGTCCTCCCGGACGGTGTGTGCCCGCGGAGCGCGAGGGCGCTGCGACGCGGGGGTGGTCTGCTAGGCCTGGTGGCCACCGGTACGCACCCGAGGTGAGGTGCGCACGGGGAAGCAACCAGAGCTAACGCGCGCCGCCGATGACGGCGACGTCAAAGATGAACGCCCACAGGTACCAGATGCCGGGTGAGTAGTTGATGTGATTGTGCATGTCGAGGAAGAGCAGAACGAGGGTCACGCTGTGTCCTCTCCGGAGCACTCGCAGTTCAGGGTGTGTGTTGCGCAGTGCGGCTGACCGTCGACCATGATCGTGCCCGGCATCCGGCAGTGTGCGCAGCGTGGTGGCAGGTCGGTTCTCTGCGCCGCCTGGTGCTTCTTGGCCATGTCCTTGCGGTAGAATGCACGCTTGCCGAGGTACGTTTCGACCCTGTTGCGCTGGGCACTCACTTGGCGGCCCACTCCTTCTCGCTGATCACCAAGTTCTCCACCACGGTGATCATGGAGCGCGGGACGCCGGTGAAGTAGCGACCGGCCGGGTCGCCACCCAGCAGCGCGACGCGGTAGCCCTTCGGCACCGATCCCGTGATGACCCAGAGCTTCCCGGCCGGCTGGCGCCAGCCGGCACCCGAGATCTTGACGACCTGGCCGGGGTGCAGCGTTGGCAGGTCGACCAGCGGCACGGCGGTGACGACGACATCTGTCCCGGTAGTGGTGGTGGCCGGCATCATCACGGATGGCGCGGCGCGCAACCCCTGGCCGCCGCCGACACGCGTCATCACCATGTTAACCTTGTTGATCTTTGCAACGCGGAAGGTGACACCCGTCCAGCGGCGACGTGGGTCGAACCCGGGATCGACCTGGACGAGATCTCCGACGCTGAACTTCCGGGTGATTGTGGGCTGGAAGGGTTTCCCGGCGGTAGTGGTCACTCTGATCTCCCGTCACTCGGTCTCTTAGTCTCATACTAGCACGGTAGTGTGATGATGTAAACATTAATGTGCGGGGTCGCCCAAGATTTTTTCTAGGCGACCCCGTCGCGCGCTACCGGCCCGGCGCCTCGTCGGTGACGCCGGAGTTTTGCGCCCGCTGGTTCAGCTTACCCGATCGCTGAAAGCCGAAGTACGCCGCGAGTGCGATCGTGAAGTTGATCGCGGCGGTGTACAGCGTCGTCCACAGGTTGAAGTTCGCACCGCCCGCGATCGCGGCCTCGACGACTGCCTTGGCCGTCGCCAGACCCAGGAGGATCATACCCTTGGCCGAGGCGGGCCACGACTGGCGAGACAGTAGTGCGGCCAGGTACGGCAGCACGAACGTGACTACTAGACTCAGAATGCCGGCCAGGTTCGGCTCGAACAGGAAGTTCGGCAGGGTGGGAATGTCCATTGGTACCTCCTACGCGCCGGCACGCACCTTCTCCGCGCCGCCCTCACCCAGGTCCGCGACCGCGTCCCGGGTATCCTCGTCGAGCTGCTTTCGCAGCGCGTCCAGCTTGGTCTGAACGCCGGCCAGGATCGCGACCACGTCGGCGCTACCGCCCTCGGCCCCCTCAACCAGCGTCGCCAGGCGAGCGACCTCGGCCGCCAGCGCCTTGACTGCTGTGCCAAGATCCGAGACCCCGAACTCGGTCTTTACTACGTGGTCCTGCATGTTGTACGTGGTGCCGTTCGGCCCGACCGGTGCCCGGAACAGCTCCCAGACGCCTAGAGCGATGCGTCGGACGTCATCATCAGTTACCACCTCGGTGTCTCCCCTCATCCGCGCGATCGGATCGTACTCCACCGCGCCGGCCCAGTTGTCCATGTCCGACCGACCACTGACGTGAATGTGATCCCGGTCGGTCGACCGCGTCACGCGCTTGGCCGGCTGCCACGAGACGTGCCAGCAGTTGCCGTCCAGGTCGGTGTAGTTCAGGTACTTGATCCACTCCGTGCCCGGGACCCCGGCGTCCTTGTCGGCGATGATCTGCTCGGCGATCGCGGCGTTCTCCGCCCGCCCGGCGTTGGTCTGCGCCCGGGGCATCACGTCGAGTCCCCGCGCGTTCCAGCGGGTGTTGGCACCCGGCCAGCCGGTCGCGCTGTACGGCGTGTGGTCCTCCGGCGGGTCGGCCTTCTGGTGTGCCTCGTTCGGATAGTCCCAGACCGTGATGCCGTACCGGCGGATGATGCGCTGGAGGTCTCGGGCCGGCCGGATTAGCGTGTACGGCTTATTCAGCGCCAGCCACTGGAAGTAGTATGTCGACGCCACTCTCCCTCACTCTCCCTCCGACTTCCGGTCGAGGCCGCGGATCTCAGGCAGAATGAGCCCGCCGTTGCCGCCGGGATCACCAACCATTGCGCGCAGCCTGTCGATGGTCATGTACGGATCGTGGATCATATTGACGAGTCGCCGGAGGTACGTTCCGATCTTCTCGGCGTCATCGTACGCGCGGGCGAGCTGCCGCTGGATCTGAACGGCCTCACTGCGCGCCGTCGTTGCCTCCTGCCGGGCGGCTGTGGCCTCGGTGTGCGCGGCCGACGCCTGCGCCTCCAGCTTCTCCGCCCACCCGATGGTCGACTTCGCCAGACGATCCGCCACGTCCGCGCTGCGTGTGCGCCGCTGGGCGATCGAAGTGATGATGTCACGGCCGCCGATCGCGACGATGACGGCAACAACGATCTGGAGGAGGTTTCCCAGGTCCATGCATGGGCCTCACGTAGCTGGTCGAAGGTCTCTTGTGATGCGGATAACCCTCAGTACGTGTGCTGCGACCCAGACGGCCGCGACACCACCGGCAACTGCGGCCCGCCGTCCGCCGGCGTCGAACAGTGCTATCGTATACAGAAAGACGACGGCACACTGAATTATGAGTGCTCCGCGCTCGAGGCGGAGACTGAAGTCGACGTCTCCGCGCCAGTAGCAGCCGACCAACCCAACTGTGCCAGAGAACAGCAGGAGCGCTGCCCAGGCCGTGAACTTCCACGGGTCGAGAAGTGCCGCTAGGCTGTCGTGAGGTGCACCTCCGATGAGGTAGTTGATCCCGAGCACCACTGACAGGACGAGAAAGAGAACCTCGTGAGGCATGTCGCGGCCCAGCATGACCAACTTCATCTCAACTCCCTGAGACGACACGAGGACCGACCCTCTGGAGAGAGTCGGCCCCCGGAAGAGCACGCGCCACCGGCTACTCAGCTGACACGTGCGCCCAGACGTGATCGCCGCCCTGGCGTGTCCGCACAATGCGGCCGTCGCGCTTGAGGCGGTAGAGCGACAGGTAGACCTGGTTCGGGCCGAGCTCGGTGTCCGTCGTGAGCTGGGCGCGAGTCTTCGGTCCGGTGAGCGCGGCGAAGACCTTCTCGTCCTGCGCGATGGTGTGCTCCGGGCGTGGCCGACCACGCCGCGCCGCGGCAGCGGTGGGTTCGGCAGCGGGTTCCGTCACCGTGTGTTCCTTCCTTTGCACTGTGAGCTAGTCAGTTCAACTCTACCAGAGTTTGTGATTTCTTCCACGAGTCTGTGACGTCGATCAGGTACTCGCGATCACGGAGCTCTCGTCCGGGATCCGGACCCGGAGACCCGTCCAGGGCGCGCCGGATCCACTGCCCGATCCACCGACCGCAGTCGACGGTGATCCCCTTGCCCCACGTCATCTGCAGCCCGGAGCTGCGGCGTAGTGGCGCGATTCGCCAGTCGTCCGGGAAACCGAGGATTCGCGCGGCCTCGCGGTGTGTGATCACCCGATCCAGCCACGGGTGCAGCACCATGACGAGACTGCCGCCGGTCACGACACGGGCCGCGCGCGTGCCGTCCCAGCGGACGGGCGTCGTGAACCCCATCATGAAGTCGTTTTTGACGATCTTCTCTTCCGACGCCTCGAACGACGCGGGCAGCCGGGCAAACTCGTCGCGGTACCGGCGGGCCACAGTTGAGATCGACTCGCCGGGATGCCACGGGACGCCCGCCACGAGGTCCTTGATGCGGCGAGTCAGTGGAGTGTCCGCGTCGTGGTGACCGTCGACCGTTCCCGAGTTCGAGAGCAGCCGCCGCGCCCAGCGGCTGGCCGGCGCCCGGTACGGTTGCGGGTGCCACGTCCGGCCGAGAGGTGCCAGGTCACCGATGACGTCGTCCAGTACTGGCAGGTGGTCGGGTGTCGGCTCCTCAATGCCGAACGGTACCCGGCTGATGAGCCAGAAGTAGCGCCGCCGCTGGGCGGAACCACCGACCGAGTACGCGTTGTGCTTGACGTGGTGAAGCGCCCACCCGACGCCCGTGCCGTCCTCGACCCGGGCGCGCAGTCGCAGCATCAGGTCGTAGCCGTCGGGCTTGGTGAACGCCTGCTGGACGGACTCGAACACAGCGACGGTCGGCATCGCGCGGATCACGTACTCGGCGAACGACCACATGCAGTGATTGATCTTCGAGTCGGCGCCACGGAACTCCTTCGAGGACATGACGGAGAACCCGCTGCAGGGTGGATTGCCGAAGACGACGTCGACGCCGCCGGGTGGGACCGACCAGTACGCCGGGTCCGTCGCCTCGACGTCCCAGTCGTCACCGAGGAGGTGCCGGTTGGCCTGGCAGTTGGGAACGCCGAAGCCACCGATCATCTCGCGCTTACCGACCAGGTGAAACCCCGCCTGCACCATACCGAGGGTGAACCCTCCGGCGAAGCCCATCACGTCTACCGCACTGTACACCACCGATCGATACTAATCTGTCGAGGTGACTCGGTGGCTGTCGTGCGTCGCGATGATCTCCGGTCCGAGCACCTTCTCGGTGTTGAGATGCGCGCCGCAGGCGCCGCAGACGAACACCATTCCACCGGACGGCTCACCGACGTCCGGGCCCCTCGACGCGCGCTGGTCGACCCCAACGTCGTCCAGCGACCGGGTGCACGCGTGACACTTCCCCGAGCCGTCGTAGTCGGTCTCCTGGCGTCGGACGTTGACGCGGTGCTTGGCGTGGTACTCCTCGTACAGCAGCTGGGCTAACTGCTCGGGAGAGGTCGGGCCGGCGGTGGTGGCCCACATGAGGTTCATGAGGAAGTGCCAGCAGTCCACGAGTTCCCTGAACATCAGTTGCGAGTTGACGTGCGGCTGCGCCGCCGACCACGGCTTCCACGTCACCTCATTTAGGACCTCGGACTGGAGCTCGTTGGAGAGCGCCAGTACCATGTCCTTGACGTACTGGACGCGCTTCTCGATCGGCATGAAGGAGAAGTCAACACCCATGTGACGCTCCTGCAGCGCGCGCTGCATGGCGAGCATCGTGCTGAGACGGTCATGAGGTGGAACGTGCGATGACGTCGACTGCACGGCGAATCCCCTCCGTGAGCGTGATCTTAGGCTTGTAGATGTCGAGCATTCGTGTCGGGTCACCGACCCGCGCGAAGACGCCGGTTGGCTTTGACTCATCGTACCTGATGGGCCCGTGCGTGGCGCTGGGTCCGGGTGCGGAGCAGAAACCACGCACGCACACCTCGTAGTGAATGAGGCGCGCGAGGTGTCCCATCTCGGTGGGCACGCCACTACACAGGTTGACCGGCAACCTGACGTCGGCGTCGACCACCGCGAGTGTGCCGGCGATGACGTCATCGATGTGAATCCAGTCGCGGAGCTGGCCGGGTGGGCCCCACACCGTGAGGTCACCGGTTCGCACCCGCCGGATGATCGCCGGGAACGGGTACTCGTCCGGGTTCTGGTCCTCGCCGTAGCCGGAGAACGGACGAAGGATGTGAACCGCGAGACCGGACTCCGCGGCGCGCCTCGCCATTCTCTCCCCGCAGTACTTAGCCCAGCCGTAGTCGGCGTCCGGGATCCGAACTTCCGGGTCGTCGAGGTTGACGTCGTCCTCGGTCAGCTGAACGTGAGGAACGCTGATCCCCCGCGTCTGCAGCTCGACCGGATACACGGCCGATGATGAGAAGTACACGACCCGCCGCTGACCCGTCTGCAGCGACCAGCGGAACATGGCGGCGTCGAGTTCCTGGTTCAGCACCAGGTCGTGGTTGCGACCGTCGATTCGGGCGCGGCCGCCGACGTGGTAGGCGCAGTGAATGACCAGGTCGAAGATCCGCGGGTCGCGGTTGCGGAAGGCCGACCGCGCGTCCTGCCCGGTCTTGAAGTCACACTCCGTGACCCACCAGCCGTCATCCCGCAGCCGCTGAGTCATGTGTCGGCCGACGAAGCCCGCCGAGCCTGTGACGAGTGCGTGTCGCGTCCGGTCAGTCACCGGTCGAGTTCCATCTGCCACGCGACGAACGCACTCGCGGTGACGGGCGGCAGCCACGGCAGCAGTGTGAGTGCGTCGAAGCAGCGGGCCATGCCGTCCTCAGCGTCCTTGATGCCGTCCAGGTCGACGTTGCGCAGGCACCGAACGACCTCGTGATTGTGGCGCATGCCGAGTATCTCCGCGTCGAGGTCGGCCAGCACATCGTGTGGGTTGCGACGCTGCTCGACCAGTGGCTCACCGTACCAGGCGACGAAACCGAGCGCGTCCATGACGCGGCGTGCCAGGAAGGACGCCCAGATGTCGTCGTAGCGACCGACGCCGGGCCAGACCATCATCAGCGGGGCGAGTTCAGTCCGGTACGCCACGGCCTGCGAGTTGAACGGGCACCACGTGCCGACGTCGAGTGCGACGCCGTCCTCCAGGGCGTTCGCCATCCGGCGGACGCTCAGGTTCTGCCCGAGCGCCAGCCGTGCGACGGCGTCGACGTCCGGGTCGCCGAGCCACAGGCTGGCCGCGACACCGACTCGGTCGACGATCTCCAGCGGCGTGGTGCGCGGGCGTGGCTCACGCATCCCGCGCAGCCAGAACGGAAAGCCGCGGTGGGATGTCGCCGGGTCGAGGAGTTGCCCCACGTCGTACCAACCGCTCTCAGACGCGGTGAGTGGGATCTCCCGGAACAGCTGCTCCGGCCCCTCGGGATCGAGTAGCCGATCGTATCGGTCGAACTGGTCGGTCGCGGTCGGCCAGTTGTCGTCATCAACGGTGATGATGTACCGCGGCTGCAGCCGGATCGCCTCGGCCAGCGCGACGTTGCGCCGCTGCACGCAGTTCCAGCCAACCGCTGTGCTGATCGGCGAGCCGATGTCTGTGCTCGGGCTGACGTAGCGGTTGTCGCCGGGCATGTCGGCGAGCAGCTCAGTGACCTCGTCGTGCGGGGTCTTCCGGTCGCCGGCGACGATGATGACGTCGTCATCGGCCATGCCAGCCGCGCGCCACGCGCGCAGGCTCTCCGGAACGTGAATCGTTGTTGTGATGAGCACGCGTCGCACGTCCTACCTCCTCCGATCTCGAATGAGCACCAACAGCAGTCCTGACACGGACACGATGAGCCCGGCCACACCAAAGATGATGAGCCCGCGTGCCAGGTCACTCACGAGAGTCTCCTACCGCTCATAGCCACACTCACTGCACTTCCAGTCGGCGAACCCGTCGGGTTCCCAGTACCAGTAGCTGTCAGGTTTCCAGGCGTGGCCGTGGTGTCGCCGGCGCGCCTCCCGGTCCCGGCGCCACCACGACACGAGCTCGCGGACCCACGCTATCACGGTGTTTCCCCGTAGAGCCGGTCCTCAATCATGGTGAGGTACCGGCGCTCAGCCAGCGCTTGCTCGAAGTGCTGGCGCTGAGTTCGCACCAGCCACTCCCAGGCGGGCCGGTCGTGCTGTAGGTTCGAAACCCGCGCGCGAAGCTCGGTCGGAGATTTGACGCGGAGAAACTTCCGAAGCACCGGATCGGCGTCGCCGAGGACGTTGTCCTGCGTGTCGTAGGCTGGGTGGAAGAAGCACACCGTTCCGGCGGCGAACGCCTCCCACGGCTTGGCGGTGGCCCAGCCCGAGCCGCTGGACGGCGTCGTGAAGGTGCAGCGCACCGAGTGGAGCAGCGGGTAGTACCGGTCCCACGGCGCCGGCTTGATCTCCATGTCGAGGACCTTCAGCGACTCCCGTGACCAGGTACCGTGGAGCCACGCGGGCTCGACGGGAAGCACCCACTCCCGCAGCGCGTTAACGCGTTGGACGGCGGGAGCGACCTGGCGGCGCGCCTCATTGATGAACATTCCGAAGTGCCGGCGGCCCTCCCAGGTCTCGTCGTATGAGACTAGGTCACCAAACGGCGTCCCCGGTGCCAGGCCGTTGACCTCCAGCCGGGCGTAGACGTTGCGAACGATCGCCGTCCAGACTTCACCACCGTGCTCATAGCCGAGGTTGGCACCCAGGCTCCAGCTCTTAAGATCCTGGTAGCCGGCGCGCTCCGCGGGGAAGACCTCGGGTGCCGCGGCTAACTCGTCCCAGCCGGTGGTTCCGGCGCCGTAGCGCGCGTGCTTGATGTTGTGCACGAATGTGTACTGCGTCAGGACCGGGTGACGGAGTGGCCACTTCATGTCACGCATCTTGAGGTAGTTGCGCGGATCGGCGTTCAGAAACACCGGTTCACGGCCGAGCGGGTCGACGTCTCGCCAGTGGTTGATCCCGCGGAGGAGGTATGAGGCGTAGTAGGCGAACGCGTCCTGCGGCTTGGTGAGCCCCGTCTTGGCGACGCCGGGGATCGGCGCGTTCGACGTGCCGTGCTGACCGATCCAGACCACCATGGCGTCGAGTTTGCCGAACGCGGGCAGAGTCAGGCGGTCGAAGATCTCACGGCAGCGCACGTGCTCCTCGATCGTCAGGTTCGCGTGGTTCAGGTCGGCCTCGTTGAGCTCACGTCGCAGGACGGCGGACCACGCCGTCCACGGGTTGACGACGTTGACCGGTAGCCCCACGTCGGTCGGAACCTCACCGGTGTTGCGCCCCATGAGAACGAACACGTCCTCGGGGTGTCGTCGCGCCAGCTCACCGACGACGGCGGCGCACTCGACGTCACCGCCGAGGTTTCCGCACTTGGCGAGTGTCAGCGGCATCGAGCGGCCGATCTTCCCGTATCCTACGATCACTTCACTCTCTCCGTCTCTCCGCCTCCGGTGGGTGACCCGTGTCTGGGTCACCCACCAAATCGTACCACCTAGAACGGCAGGTCCGGCGCCGCGGTCACCGGCGACTGCGGTGTGGTCACCTGCGGTACCGGCGACGCTGCCGGAACCGGAACCGTGGCTGGAACCACCGGTGAGCCCGGGACGACCGCACCCGGGACGGGAATCCCGGCACCGACCGCGACCTGGCCACCGGTCGGTTCGACGTACTGCTTGATGTCCTCCCGCATCCGTCCCTGAAACTCACGGTGCTCGACCTGGACCCGGGCGCGCCGGTTGACCAGCGCGGCCGCGACGGGGTCCAGGCTGCCGTCGGGTGAGACCGCCTCCGGATCGACACCGAACGCCGCCATCGTGCCGAAGAAGATCATGAGTGCGAACGGGCTCTCCGGTGACAGCACGTACTGGTCGAACAGGATGCGACCGTCGTACGGCCCACCGTTGATCTTCAGCCGAACCTTGATCATCGGCTTGCCGGTGCTGGACATCGTGGCGTCGGCCTGTGACACGGTGACGTCATACCAGTCGGCGGGCACCGGCTTGGCGGCGTCTCCCGCCGTCTTCTTGAGCTGACCCCACGGGATCGTGGTCATCCAAGTACCTCCTCGGTTCTCCTCGGCTGTCCGGCGAACGTGTTGGTGCCAAACAGCGTGGTCATCATATCCGTGATGTTGGGGTTGTCGATGATGTCGGGCAGCGCGCCCTGGACCCGCTCACCCGCGACGATGTTTGCCGAGACGCCCTCACCGATCAGCAGCTTCTTCTGCTTACCCGTCGGCTGTCCGCGCTCGTCGAGGGCGTTGACCGTGAACATGTAGCCGCAGATGTCGACCCAGTACGGGAGCGCCCGGCCGATCTGACCCTGCATCGCGGGACGCCACGCGCCGTCCTTCATCTCCGACTCGGCGATGAACATCACGAGGCGCAGCGGGTTGGGCGGCGGCAGCAGGACCAGGTCACGCATGTCGCGGACCAGTCGGTCCATGTGCATGAGCAGATCACCCCAGTCCTGAATGCGCATCTGCTCGATCCCCCGGAGGTGCGTCTTCAGCTTGCGCTGGGTCTCCGTCACGGAGTCCAGGACCAGGCTGCGGAAGTCGTGCGGCGACTGTGCCAGGTGCACGTGTGCCTGGGTCAGCGTCAGCCAGCTTCGCACCATGACGTGGCAGAAGTCCCAGCTTCCGTCGTGCCGCGGAGGTGGGCCGGCAACCGGGTCCCACTCGGTCCGGCGCAGCACCCTCTCCCCGCGGTAGCCGGCGCGCTTGACGTACTTCCAGCCACCCTCGGCGTCGAGGACGCAGATCGGCGGCGGGGCCGTGGTGGCCAGTGTGGTCTTACCGACCTTGGCCGCACCGTGAATCAGCGCGGAGGTTGTGTCGTACGTCACTTGACACCCTCCCTGACGCACTGCTCACACGTGTACGACCACCGGGGTTCACCGGTCACCGAGTCGCGCGACAGGACCCGGTCACACACCTGTCGATAGTGTGTTTGGCACGGCTGGTATCCGAGGAGGCCGCCGAGCTGGTCAAAGACATCAACGTAGTCTCTGTCCTGCAGCCACGAGCTGCGCTCGAAGATCGGCTCGCACCTGTGATGGGCGTAAAATCCCTCACTTACCCGGTTGGTCCAGTGAGACCGTGCCTGGAGCTGCCCCCGGAAGATCTCCCACCCGCAGTCGATGCACGTTCCACCGCCGTAGTGCGCCGGGTGTGCCGCGCCGACGCGGACTACCGGGCCGTATCGCAGCCGAATGTCGTGCATCTGCAGCGCGAGACGCTCGCGCCTAAGTTTCACTCTCTCAGTCACTCGTCTCCCTCAACTCGGTGTCAACATAGTAGCTCGTAGGATCGGTCTTCTCGTAGTAGCGGTTCACGGCCGCCTCAACGCGCGACCCGTCGTCAAACATACCGCAGACGCCGAAGAACGGGCACTGCCAGGCACAGTCTGACGTCGGTGTCGGGTAGACGAGTTGCAGCGGGTCCGAGCTCGTGTTCTCGAGGTGCCAGCGCACGTCCTCGATCTGGCCGACGACGCCGCGCAGCCGCCGCGTAAACGAGTCGAGCTCCGCCGGGTTGTGGTGCACCTCGACCCGCTGGAAGAACGGCGGCCTGGCGGCCGCGGTCCTCTTCGACCGGCGAAGCATGTTGTAGAGCGCACCGGCCGTAGCTTGATCATCATCGTCTGACTGGAGCTGCTCGAGCAGCATGTACGTCAGGACCTGCTCGTCGAGGTGGAGGACGCGCGTCGAGCGCGTGAAGTCGCCGACGACCTTGTGGTCCATGAACAGGCGCAGGTCGTCGGAGAGCCGGCGGACGCGGACGTCGAGCCGGCCGATTACCAGGACGCCGGTGATGCCGGGAACGGGCGCCTCGAGGTACGCCTCCGGTTCGATCACGACGTAGTCCGCGTCGACTCCCGTCTCGGTTAGCCACTGCACGTAGCCGTCCAGGATGACGCGCTCGAGGTCGGCCTCCTTCTGAAACTGCGCGGCGACCGCCTCCTGGGTGATCTCACCGGCGGGTGGAAGCTTCGCCAGCGCCTCCCAGTCCGACTTAATGAGAGCCTCCAGCGCGTCGCGCGGGTCGGCTCGGCCGGCTCCCCTGTGCGGAACGTACCACTCTCGCAGCGCGCGGTGAACACGGTCGCCGATCTGGCGGACGCCGACGGGAGACTCGGCGCGCAGCCTGAGGTCGCGGAACCACGCCAGCCACCACTTCCGCCGGCAGCGCTTAAACGTCTGAATCTCCGAGTTCGAGATCCGGCGCAGGCCGTCGACCTCCGACATCTGGCGGGGTGTCGGCACGGCGGGGAGAAGTTCATCCTCGGTGTCGGGCTCGGCGGGAAGCAGGCGGAGGTTGCCAACCACGCGGCCCGGGGTGCCGACGTCGAGCGTCGGCAGCGGTGGCGGGTCGACGGCGCGACGCACCCACGCCTCCTGCGCCTCCGAGACGGTCGGCTCGGACGTTGGTATCGGATCCAACACCAGCGGGGGTTCCGGTGCCGGAGCGGGTGGCTGGACCGGCGCGGGGGTGTCCTCGGGGACGGATGCGTAACCCTCCAACTGGTACGCGTGCGCGATCACGGCCGCCTCAGCCTCGGTGGTTCGCCGGCCACGCTCGATGTTCCAGAGCTTACCCTCGCCGAGCCCGAGGAGTTCGGACAGCGCCCGGCGACTGCGCGTCCTGCGCATGACCAGCAGCTGCTCGTTCGGTGTCACGTGGTCTCCGTTCGCTCTCGTGGGCAGTCGGCCGCGTGGGGTGTGATCCACGCGTCACATCCCGGGGGTGGGTCGCGTAGCAGCCCACCGATCATGCCGCGTGAGGCAAGTGTGACCTGCCCGGCGCACGACAGCCGGCCGCCGACGATGACGAGAGGACTCAGGCAGACGCCACAGGGCAGCAGCGCACCAACGATGCGGATGTCGCCACGCTCGAGAATCGTCCGCACCGGTGTCACGGCACCCCCAGGTCGCTGTTGACGATCAGATCATACTCGGCGTCGAGCTCGGCGCGGCGCGCGTCCGCGGCGGCGAGCCGCGCGCGGTCGCGGGTGATCTCGTCCAGGCGCTCGGACTTCTCCAGGAGTCGCGGCATCTGCTCGGTCTCCTCGGTCGTCCCGCGGGTCACGATGTCGATGAGGTGAACGGAGTCGTGAACCTCCGAGCCGATCCGGTAGTACCGATCCTCGGCCTGGAAGTTGTCGATCATCGACCACGAGCGCTGGAGTCGCACCATCGTGTCGCAGACTTGCAGACCGTCGAGACCGGTGCCGCCGGCCGCGAGAGTGAACATGATGACCTGAAGCTCGCCGGCGATGAAGCGTTCCCTGACGCGCTCGCGCTCGTACTCGCCGACCGGACCGGTGATCAGGCCAAACGGGATCTTCCTCTTCTCGTAGCGGGCGGCGGCCAGCTCGATGAGCTTTCGGTGCATCGCCGAGACGACGTACTGCCGCGGGCCGAGCTCGTCGTGAACCTCCTCCAGCGCGTCGAGCTTCGGGGACGGCTCCCGCAGTGTTAGGATCATCTTGAGGCGGAGCGGGCACCGCTCGGCGTGACGATCGAGACCGCTCGCGTAGCACTTACACTTCGCGTGAACGGTCAGCGGTCTCTCGATCCACTCGACGTCGCAGTACGACGACGCGAGCTGCAGGAGCCGGATCGAGGCGTCGAGGTTACCCGGCGCCACGAGCACCTGGCCGTTCTCGAGGACGGTCAGCGCACCGGCGGCGAGGTCGTCATACGCCCTCTTCTGCTTGGCACTCATGTCGACCCAGCGCTGGCTGCGGATCTTCGGCGGGAGGTCGAGGACCTCCGCCTTGGTGAGCCGCCGGAACCGCGGGTCGAGGATCTTGTAGAACTCCTCCCGGGCGTGCGGGTTGACGCCGACGATGTCGAGTCCGCCGAACGGGTTCCACGACTGGAGCGCGTAGCGGTCGACGAACTTGCCCTTCACCGGGTACTCCGTCGGCGCGACGAAGTGCATGACCGACCACAGGTCCCCGACGTGGTTGGCGATGGGTGTGCCCGTCAGGGCCCAGCGCCGTTGGACGGACGGGTCGTGACCGACGGCCCAGCAGGCCCGGGTCTGCTTCGAGGACGGCTCCTTAATGCGGTGTGCCTCGTCGAGCACGACGGTCTGGAAGCCGAACCCGTTGAGCTCCTTCGGGTGAACCTCACACCGCGACGCGGTCAGTCCCTCCTCGCCGCGAGAGTCGCACGCGCGGCAGCGCGCCAGCCGGATCGAGCCGAAGCCGGTGAGCCGCGAGAACAGGCGCACTGACTCCAGGTTGATGATGACCAGCGCGCGCGGGTTCTCGGCCGCCGCGGCTAGGATCTTGCGCCGGCCGGCGGCGCCACCGTGAACGACGTAGGGCCGGGCGTCGGGGTACCAGTTGCGCGCGTGCTTCTCCCAGGCCGTCTTGGTCGAGTTCGGGCAGATGACCAGGGCGGGCAGCGCGCGCTCGCGGCCGAGTCGGCGCAGTGCGGTGAGGACAGAGATCGTCTTACCCAGGCCCATGTCGTTGGCCAGTAGGACCGATCCGCCGAGTCGCATGAACTCGACGTCGACCTCCTGGAACCGTCGCAGGCCGTGCGCGTCGCGGGCGGGGTCCGCGACGACCGGCTCCAGGAGCTCGCGGACGGCGGTCACCGGCTCGACTCGGCCGTGGAAGTCTTCCCAGGCCCAGCGAGCCAGCTCCGGACCGACGCGCAGGTCGGGAAAGACGCCGCGGGCGGTCACGCACGACGCCCAGGTCAGCGGGAGCTCCCAGTCGCGGCTGTCCGGGTTCCAGCGGGATCCGGGAACCTGCTTAATGAGTTCCTTCTCGGTCCAGACGGTCTGGACGGCGATGGAGCCGTCACGGCACTCGGCGTACGCCATCTACGTTGTCACTCCGTCCCCGTTGGTCGCTGGTTCTCGGATCATTCTAGCACCACCGACGAGCTTGGCGTACGCGAAGGGTGCGACCGTTGCCAGCGCGAGGAGGACCTGCGCGGCGGCGCGATTTCGGTGCGCATCGGGTTCGACGACGTACCACTTGAGCCTTCGCAGCACCGTGTCGGAGCCCGCCCGCCGGGCCTCGGCCGCTCCCTGGTACCGGAACTGACCGCCGCCGGCGTGCGTGATGTGCTCCAGCGCTCCGAGGAGTTGCAGGGCGTCGGGTTGCTGGGACTTATGCCGCCCGCCGAGTGTGTAGCGCTCGCACGCGACGACCACGTCGGGATACGCGATGAGCTGTGACTCGACGAACCGGATGACCTCGGGACGCCCTCCGGAGAACGAGTGGAAGTGTTCGTGACTCCCGGCGTAGAGCGCGACACCGGACACCAGCCCGGGGTCGACGCCGATGATGACGACGTCTCTCACACGGCGTCGACCCACTCCCGCTTGCTGCCCCAGTTCCGGCCGTACGAGACGGAGGCGGTCACCGGGACCGAGTACATGGTGTCGTCGTTCATGACCTTTTGGAGAACGCGAACGACGTCGTCGACGTGCTCACCCGGTACGTCGAGGATCACCTCGTCGTGTACCGGCGCCACCATCCACTCACCGAGTCCGGCCGCATCGAGCTCCACCAGCTTCGACTTGAACGTCTCGGCGGCGCTGCCCTGAATGAGGTAGTTGACCAGGGCGTACTCCTTGCCCTGCTGGGCGATGAACCGACGTCCGGTGAGGGGAGAGGTGACGAACGGCACTCCGGTCTGCTCTCGCCGTTCAGTCGCCAGGCGCTGCACCAGGTTCTGGAACGTGCGCACTCCGGGGTACAGGGCGTTCCAGCGACCCATGAACTCACGAGCCTCGACCTCGCTGATTCCGGCCGTCAGCGCGAACTTCCGCGTGCCGGCTCCGTAGATGTTGGCGTACCCGGCGTTCTTGACGATCTGGCGTCGGGGATCCTTGCGTCCGATGGTCTCATCACGGTAGACCTGGCGCGCCAGTGTCACGAAGAAGTCGTCTGCGCCGCGGAACGCCTCCAGCATGGCGGGTTCCCGCGACAGGTGCGCGAGTAGGCGCATCTCGATCTGGTCGAAGTCGCACATGAGCAGCGTGCCGTGCAGCCGCGGATTCCACAGCTCGTCGGGCACCCCGGGATCGGCGTAGCGCGTCGTGATGCACGACCGCACGACCCTGACGCCCGGGTTGCTTCCGCGGACCGGTAGGTTCTGGAGGTTCGGGTCGGACATCGACATCCGGGACGTCGACGCGCCGAGCGTGTTGATCGACGGGTGTACGAGGTCGTCCGCGTCGGCCTCGGTGACGTAGTGCCGAAGGTACGTCGAGGCTAGCTTCTGCAGGCGACGGCGGTTGAGGACCGCGGTCGCGAGGGGGTGGTCGATGCCCTCCAGGATCTCGGCGTCCAGTGCCTGGGCGCCGCCGGCGGTCAGCTTCGGGAACTCGTAACCCTCGCGTTCCAGGACGGCGATCACCGATGTGTTGCTTCCCGGTCTGACGCCGTAGGTCTGCTCGCACCACTTGGCGGTGGCGTCGCAGTAGGCCTCGAACTCGCGCAACTTGGTGGCCGCGTACGGTCGGTCGACGTGAACGCCGTTGTCCTGCATCTTCTCGACGACCCACAGCGTGGCCATCTCTAGGTCGTACGCGCGCGGTGACCGCTCGGACACCACCGGCCAGTGGTGCGCGTGCAGCATGTACGTCAGGACCGGGTCGAGCGCGCTGTACTGCCAGTACGGTCCGTACTCGATCGGGACGGTCGCCCACGTCCAGCCGGTGGACTTCTGCCACTCGACCTGGAGTCCACCGGCCGCCGAGTCGACGTGGCGCGCGGCCTGCGACTTGAGCGCCATCGAGTGGTTTGGCTCGTTGACGCGGGACTGCACCATGGTGTCGTCGATCCGGTTCGCTGGAATGCTGATCCCGCAGGAGCGACGCATCCGGGTGCGGTCGAAAGTCGCGTTGTGCATGATGAAGCGCCCGGTCCAGTTGGCGAACACCCAGCGCGCGATCCCGAGCCAGTCGTCGCGCGCCACGGCCCAGCCGTGTGTATCGTCGCCGAACTGGATGAGGCGAACGCGGTCGTCGCGTCCCAGGCCAGTCGTCTCAGTGTCGAAGCCGAGCGCGTCGTACGGTCGGCGGGCGCCGAGCCACTCGCGGAACGCGAGCACTCCGTCCAGCGAGTCGATCAGCGTCAGCTCGACGTCATCGAGTCCGGGCACGCTCACCCCGTCCGGTTGATGACGTCGCCGAGACGCGCCACTAGGTTGGCGAAGAGTGTGTCGTAGTGGTCGCGGGTGAGAAACGCGTCCCGGCGAAACTGGGTGACGATCGCCGCGACCTGGTCGCGCGCCTCAGCTCTCGTCAAGGCCTCGGCGTCGTGGTCGTGACCGATCACGCAGCTGCACGCGACTGGGCCGCCGTCACGCGTGTGACTCAGGTGAAACTCGGGCATCGGGTGAGGTCCCCTCCGGGTCAGTCGTCCTGCGGCTCGAACGTGTCGCGGGTCAGGATCCGGTTGTACTCGTCGTAGATCGTCACTGTGATCATACACCTGACCAGGAACTCGTAGTGCTCCACCGGGTTCCGGTGTGCGAAACCCGGTCTGTGGAGAACCACGATGCGGCGCAACCCGGAGTTGGCGACCAGCTTCGCGCACGCGGAGCACGTGTGCGACGTGACGTAGATCGTGCCACCCTCGCGCGCGGACCGGTCGCAGACCGACAGCGCGTTGGCCTCGGCGTGCAGCGACGGGCAGTCGTCGTACGAGGGACTGAGCGGTGTTGTGAACACCCCGACATGAAGATCATCGACCTGCCGGTTGGCGAGCGCCTGCCGCGCCCGCGGACACCAGTCGACGCACGGCTGCTCATCGTGGCGGAACGCCCGGGGTGGGCCGTTGTAGCCGGTCGCGACGATCCGGTTCCGCTCGGTCACGATCACCGCTCCGACCCTGTCACGAGTACACAGCGACCGCCGCGCCACGTCGGTGGCTACGTCGAGCCAGGTCTCATCCCAGCCGGGGCGTGAGGACACGGCGGTACCACCTCTCGGACTCGGTCGGATCGTCGGGCAGGTGAGTCTGGAGGGCGCGGGCGCGTGCCTGTGTCGACGCGTAGCCGTCCCGGCCGGGACGCCCGATGCCGAGTGGCCTGTGAGTGCCTGCGCCGGGTGGCGGGTTGTGTACCGCCTCGACAGCCGCCAGGTCACGCTCGTAGACGTGCAGTGACCACGCGGTGTGACGGTAGACACCGACCTCAACGTCGAGGAGGCGGGCGGCGGTTAGCTGGAGCTGTCCGAACTGGAAGATGTCGTACGGGAACCCGAGGTAGAGGTCGTTCGACCGCATGAGCACGTCGAGGTCGAGCCGATCGTCCCACAGTGACAGTCGCAGTGCGACGGTGCACGGAATATCACGCTTGCCCGGCTGGTTGTCCAGCCACGGGTCCCACAGGTTGATGACTGCCTGGCGCGTGTCGCGGTCTCTCTCGATCTTTCGGAGCGCCTGGCCGAGCTGGCCGCCGATCCGGACGCCGTAGGCGCCGTGGAAGCGGCCTGTGTCCTCGTCCAGGTACTCGCGGAACCGCTCGCTGATCTTGATCATCATGTCGGGATTGGAGTACGAACCGATGAGCTGCATCGCCTCGGCGGCCGCGATTGCCGGGTCCAGGCCGCGGCCGGTTCCCGTGGCCAGCATGTCGGTTGGGTCGAGGATCTCAACCGTCACGATGCCGCCGTCGCGTGTCGGAAGTCCGCGGGGGCTGCGCGGCCGGGCGCGGCGCAGGACGGCGTCGATCACCGCGGGGTATCCATCACGTCCCGTGTTGATCGTGATGACGTGCGTCACGTGTTCACCGTCTCCCTCGGTTGTGTGAGCCATGAGTTTGCCGGCCGCCAGCCGGACAGGTCATCGACACCGCCGCCGGCAACCGACCGCAGAAGCACCTCGTGGTATTCGTCCGCCGAGGCGTGAAAGAACCGGCGGAGGTACTGCGGGTGAGGAACGGCGCCGTGGGGAACCCCGGCAGCGTGGAGTGCTACGTCGGCGCGGCGTCCCAGCGCCACCGCCAGCGGCCGGCCGACGGTCTCCCAGACTTGGCGCGGGTCGTCGACGTCGCACGCGTTGGCCAGACCGACGCGCCACAGGGTGCGCTGGGTGAGCCCGTTGAGGAGCCAGCGGCCGGACGTGGAACCGTACGGCACGAACGCCGGGTGCAGTCGGCGCGGGCCGTCCGGGTCCTCGGCGATCCGGTGACGAACGTCACCCATGAGCAGCAGCTCCGGCCGCGCCGGTCCAACGTACGTCACCAGGTGCGCCAGCTGCGCCGTGGCTGTGTCCAGCTTGTGCGCAACGCGCAGGATGTGCGACACCGCCGCGTCGGTTCGCATTCGCGAGACTCGCAGGATGGGCAGCATCGAGAAACCGGCGACGCGCCTGAACCCGTGGAGTGCCGAGACCTGGACCTCGCGCGTGGTTGGGTTCAGGTCGCCGCGGGCGGCTAGGCGGTCACGCAACACCTCGGCCTCGGGGTCCAGCAGGACCACGACTGCGCCGCGCGACAGCAGGAAGAGCTCGATGTGCCGGAACGCGGCGGCGTCCATCCGGGTCGGCCGACCGAAGACGCTGGGATAGACGCACTCGCCCCAGTGCCAGCGGTCGCAGATGATTGTGTCACCGTACCCGGGACGGTAGTTGAGGAGCGGCATCTCATACTCGTCCAGCGGGTGGGAGGTCGGTGGTCCGCGGTGGAGGATGTCGACGCTAGTGCTTATGCGGCTCTCCAGCTCGCCGGCCAGCGTCGTCTTACCGGCGCCGTCCGGTCCCTCGACGATGATCAGCACAGCGGACCGCCGCAGATCACACGGTAGACCAGGTACGCGACCCAGCCGGCCAGTGCCATCACGGCAGCGATCGCCGCCGCTTGTGGCCACGTGAGCTGTCCGTCACCCGAGCGTGGTCGCAGGTTGGCGCGGCTCTCGGCGTCGCGGTCGTCGTCACTCACCGACCCACCCCCAGGAACTCGCGTGCAGTGATCTGAACGACGTGACCGAGGCACCGGACGCCCACGTGCCGATACTCAACGTAGGCCACGTCACCTCCGGCAAACGCGGCCACCGGAACCGGCGTGCACGTTGGGCAGCGGCCCGCCGCGGGCCGCCCATGGCTACCCACTCGAGGTCTCCCTTGGTCGGTGTTGGGCCACACAGCTCATAGACGTAGCGGCAGCCGGTCCGCGGGCGATGACGACCGACACGCCGCACCGCGTGCTGACCGCCGCGCGGCGCGCCGAAGCCCGCGGGCTCGACCGGCGGCCGCGGTCGCAGGATGTCGAGACCGGAGTCCAGCGGTGTCACGGCGACCAAACGATCGTCTAGGTACGCGTCATTGAAGCCGAACCGGATGACGGCCAGCGCCGCGGCGGCAACGAGCACCGCCGCGACGACCGACAGCGTCGCCGTGACCGGGTGATCGGCGGCGAGGTACGTCACGTCATCCTACCAGTCCGCGCAGCGCACTCTGGAGCTGTGAGAGTTGCTCGGCAGCACGCGGATCCACGACCCGGAGTTGCGTGACGTCCGCGCAGACGCGATCCAACTCGGTCGCGAGGTTAGTCATGAGCTGGCCGTAGTGCCGGGCGGCGCCCGCCAGCTCCGTGAGGTGCTTGGACAGCGCACTCACACTCGGTGAGCGTCCAGGTGGGGGCGCGCCGCGCGTGACGGCCACGGCGGTGTCGGCCACCGGTCCGACCGGCGTGACGGTCCGCGCGCGGCGCACCCGCGCCTGCGACGGATACGCGTCCCGCCACGCCAGGTAGACCGAGTTGACGGTCTTGGCCAGCCAGGGGCGGCCGCGGGCGGTTGTGATACCGCGCCGGTTCAGCTCGTCGGCCGCCTCCTGGAACACGCTGCGGCGACCCGACGCGGTCCGGGGTCGGCCCTTGACCTGGGAGACGGTCCGGATCACCACGCGGAGTGTGGCGTCGTCATACTCCGTGCCCGGCCGGGCAGTGGTGTGCCGGCCGGTGTGGGCGACCACCGACTGGAGATTGGGGCTGCGGAACGGTCCGTCATACTTTCCCTCGCGGCTGCACGGACTCTCGGCGCTGCCGCGAGTGCACTCGTAGAGCTCGGTGTCGTCACCGAGCAGAACCCGGTCGACGCCGGAGATCTCGACCACCCGGCGTTTCTGACTCGGGTGGGGGTGGGGTCCGGTCGCCGGCTCACGGGCGATGACGGTCCGGGGATCTGTTGGCTGCGTCACGTCTCTCTCCTCACTTAACTCTCTCGGTCAGCATAGCATCTGTGAACCTGTCGTGCCAGCGGTCCCAGGCGCGGCAGGCGGCACGGTGGTGGCGCTCGACCTCGGCGGCCTCGGCGCCGGGTGGTCGGCGGTTGCGCGAGTACCGGGCGACGATCGCGCGTGAGCGTCCGGCGTGCCACCAGCGGTCGAAGTCGTCCCCGACCGGGCGCGGGTCGCGGTTCAGCCACAGCGGCAGCAGCACCAGGAACGCGTGGCGCCAGACCTCCGGGTGGACCCCGCGGGTCAGCAGGTGCGCGACCTCGTGCGCCAGCGTCGCGAGCATGTCGGACGGGCTGCGCGGGGTGACCGCGTCACCCAGCCGCGTCGTCGGTGAGACCCAGATCACACCGTGCGTCGACCAGCACACCCCGAGGTCGTCGGCGTTCCACCGCTCGACGGCGCGCGGGTCGCCGACCCAGGCCAGCGCCACCGACGCCGAGGTCGTCAGCAGCTCGAGCGGACGCTCGGCGGTCCAGGTGTGTCCGTACGAGCGGAGCACGCGACGCGATAGCTCGACCGCGCGCAGTAGGCTGTCAGGGTCGGCGGGCAACTCGGGCGTGTCGACGGCGACCGGACCGTGTCGCGTGAGTTTAGCCGCCGGTCCCGGTGGCAACTGAGCGTCCGTGGAACTCATTGTGACGCTCCTACTCATCATCTCGGCGGCGTGCCTGGGTGTGGCCACCTGGGTCGCCCGCGACTTGTGGGCCCGGGCGCTGGCGCTCGGCCTGTGCCTGTTCGTCGTGGCAGTGGGTGTCATTCCCGCGCTGACCAACTGACGCGGCCGGCGAGCCGTCCGGGTTGCTGACGCGGTGCAGCATGCGCGCCAGCACCGTGTCGTGCACGGCGGCGTACGCGGCCGCGCGGCTCATGAAGAAGACCGAGTCCTTGACCGCGGTCGTGTACTCCCGGTCCGAGTCGAGCCGGATGTCGACCTCGACCGCGGACAGACCCGGCGCCTCCGCGCACACGTCCCGGAGGATCTCGCGGGACAGGTCCCAGCACTTCTCGGCGCTGCGCACGTCCCGCAGCATCTTGACATACAGGTCGTCGACAATCTTCTTGGTCACGGCTACCTCCGCGTCACGTCCTCGATGAGTGCGCCGCCGCAGGTGACGACCGCTACCACCGCGATGAAGAGTGCGGCGACCGTCAGCACGAATCGGCGCAGCGAGACCAGGCGCGGCTCTCTCACGGTAGGAAACCTTCCTCGTCGCGGTGCCAGGTGCCGTCACGAGTCATGTGACGCTCGCGCGGGTCGTCGGCCAGGTGGTCGCGCCACATGACGCACCGCTCGCGGCCGAGGTGCCAGCGGCACCGTGTGACGTTCACGTCCGGCGCGCCGTCCGGTGTGACCGGCGGTGCGGAGCCGCGCGCCCGCCGGAACGCGTCGGCCAGGACCAGGTCCAGGGTCCGCCCGGTCACGCTGTTGGCGGCGTCGGCGCCGCGCTCGTGATACTCCTGCCAAGCACGCAGAGCGTCATCAACGGTTCCGGAGTCGGCGGCCCAAGACAGCAGGTGCGCCAGACTGAGACACGCGAGCTCGCCGTCACCGCGGTCGAGCAGCACGAGGTGAAGTTGCTCCTCGGCGCCCGAGTTCGGGTCGGGCCACGACCCGGCGACACCGAGAACTCTGCCGCGGATCTCCGCGGCGATCTCGTCCCGGCGCCAGTCGATCTCGGGCATGAGTGCGATGAGTCCGGGACGTGTTGTGATCTTCCTCACTTAGTCTCCTCGTCACTAGGTCTCTCTCAAGCACTATAGCACAGGATCAGGCGCCAGGTCCACCAGGTTGTCGGACGTCAGGGCCGCGGCGCGCAGTCGGGTGTACTCATCCCACGCGATCTTGGCGCCGTGGAACCCGTACCAGCGGCTCAGCACCGCGCGACGCTGCTCGTCGGAGGCGCGCCGCGCCAGGTAGCCGAGGTTGTCGGGCGTCAGTGGACCCAGCTCTTCGTAGTCGCGCAGCCCGAGGGCGCGCGACTCGTCGGACTGGCGGACGTTGGACGCGGCGGCGGGTCGGTCGCGGTGGCAGCCCGGGGTCACACGCCGGGCGGTCACGACGGCACACCCAGGATGTACCCGATGCCGAGTCCAAAGAACGCGCCGAGCGCGGCGCCGGCCGCGGCCGAGGCCCAGGCCAGGCGCGTCGCGGACTCCGTCACACGGTCTCGCAGCAGCTGGCGGGCGCGGCTGGGTCCGTCGAACTCGGAGGCGAAGGCGCGGGACAGCTCCGTGATGAACTGTCCTAGCGCGCGGTCACGCGCGGCCTCGTCGTCCGGGTCGACGACCAGCTGCGGCAGCCTCACTGGACACCCGCCGCGAGCCAGGCGTCGTACGCCGCGGACAGCTCCGGGTCGGCGTCGGCCGCGCGCTCGATCGCCCGGGCGGACGCCTCGGGTAGCCGGGGGCCGGTCCTCTCGTCGCCGCCGCGGCGGCCGTACGAGACCAGCAGCTGCATGATCTTGTGTGCGGTCTCGGCCTCCGCGACGCGGGCAAACGTCAGCTCCTCCGGGACCGCGCTGCGGCCGAGGGTGTGCACGACGTACGCCGGCGGCTCGCCGGCGGTCCACGGCGGATCGGCCGGGACGGCCGGGTCGACGCGGTAGATGGTCACCTCGAACCAGCGGCACCTGCGGCAGCGGTAGCCGGGTGGCGCGAACTCGCCGCGGTGCGTGTGTGCCCTCTCGCGGGACGTCGCCCGCCCGAGAAGCCAGCCCCGGAACGTCACGGGGCTCTCGTCGCGGCCCAGCACGGTGTGCTCGGTCGGCGCGGGCCGGGGCGGGCTCGCCACCGGCGCCGCCGGCGGGTTGGGGGCCGCCGAACCTGTCATCATGGGTGTCCCTCCGTCGCTGGCCGTCGTTGGTCCCAATGTACCAGGAAGCGCCGCCGCGACCGGGACCGGAGATCACCGCCCGGTGCGGGCGGCCGCGGGTGACCGGATGCTAGTGTTGCCGTTCTACGCCAGACACGGGGCGGGCGCCCCAAGCTTTCGCCGGCCGGGACGCCCGTCGCGCGGTGGAACGAGGAGGTGTCAGGTGCTGGGAGTCAATATACCAGACGGGCGCGCGGGGGCGCGAGTGGCAGTCCTGCTCCGCGCCGCGGAGCGGTACGCCGCCGCCGGCTGGAGGATCTTCATCGTCCGGCCGGACAAGCGGACGCTGCCGGGCTGCGACGCGTGCCGCGAGGCGGGCCCGGGCCACGACCGCGAGGCCTGCGGCGGGTCGCGTGGGCACGAGACGTGCCACGGGTTCTACGCCGCGACCCGCGACGCGGCGGTCTTGTCCCGGGTCCTGGACGTGTGGCCGGAGGGACTGCTGGCGCTGCGGACCGGGCGGGCGTCGGGCGTCGTGGTGCTGGACTTCGAGTCGCGGCCGGACGGCGAGGGCGGCGAGTCCGGGCTGGACGTCCTGGACGCCTGGGAGTCCTGGACCGGCGGCGCGGTCGAGCTCCCCCCGACGCTGCGGGCGCGAACCGCCTCGGGCGGGCTGCACCTGCTGTACCGGGTACCGGACCCGGAGTGGGCCTGGGCGGGTGGCGGTCCGCTCCCGAGCCGCAACCGGGTCCTGCCGGCCACGGACCTCAAGGGCGACGGCGGCTACGTCGTGCTGCCACCCGCGCCGGGCCGGGAGTGGGTCGGGCGCGGCCTGCCGGCGGAGCTGCCCGCGTCACTGGCCGCCTGGTGGGCCCGGACGCGCGGCGGCCGCGGGGTGGGTGGCGGAGCGGGTGGGGGTGGCGGCCACACCGGCGGCTATGACTTCACCGCGTTCCTGCTGGGCGGATGCCCGGGTGGGATGCGCGACGAGTTCTTCAACGACCTGCTGTTCCGGCTGCGGCGCGCCGGAGTGGATCGCGAGGTGGCCGAGGCGCGGGCGCGGCACTCGTGGCGGGCGTGCGCGCAGCCGCCGGAGTATCGCTGGTACATGCCGTGGGAGCACGTGGCGTACAAGCTGGATCACGTCTGGCGGACGGTGGAGCCGGACGCGCGCGCCGGCTTCGTGCGCCGCCAGTGGGCCGAGGCCGCCGCGGCGGGCCCCGGTGAGGCTGTCGCCGTCGGGCGCGTCACCGTCGCGGGGCGCGCCCGGTGACCGCACCCGGGTCGGTGCCCGGCGTCGACGACATCATCGCGGCCAACGCGGCGGACGACGTCTTCCTATCGGACAAGGGCAACGCCGCCCGGTTCGCGGAGCTGCTCGGGGACGTGGTCCGCTACTGCCCGGAGCTGGACACGTGGTACGTCTGGGTCGGGACGCACTGGGAGCCGGACCCGCACCGGGTCCGGGTGTTCGCCCTGACGGCCGAGGTGATCCGCGCGCTGCGGGCGCACGCCCTGGCGCTGCCGGACGAGGTGGCCGGCGGCGGACCCGGCGCGGTCTCGCCGCGCGAGCGCGTCCTGCGCTGGGCGACCGCCACGGAGTCCGAGAAGGCGCGCCGGCGCATCCTGACCACCGCCCCGGAGCACCCCCGGCTGCTGGTCAACCCGGACCAGCTGGACGGCGGCGCGGACGAGCTGGCGACCCCGGCGGGCGTCGTGGACCTGCTGTCCGGGGCCGTGCGGGACGGCAGACCGGAGGACCTGGTCACGCGGATCACGTCGGTCGGCTACGACGAGGACGCCCGGTCGCCGCTGCTGGACCGGTACCTGGACACGTTCGTGCCGGAGCCGGACGACCAGGAGGTACTGTTCGCCGTCCTGGGAACGGCGCTGCGCGGCGGCAACCCCGGGCGGCTCCTCCCGATCCTGCTGGGTGCCACGACCTCGGGTAAGAGCCAGCTGGTGGCCGCGCTGGCGCGACTCCTGGGCCGCTACGTCTGCACGATCAACGCCTCGGTGTTCCGGGGGAACCTGGACGACAAGCCGCGGCCGGACCTGGTCCGCGCCATGGACCACCGCGTCGCGTACGCCGTCGAGGCCTCGAAGGTCTGGGAGCTGCACGCGGACCAGATCAAGCGGATCACCGGCGGCGACGCCGTGCCGTACCGCAACCTCTACTCCCAGTCCGAGGAGCGCGTGCCGCGCTTCACGCCGCTCATCGTCACCAACGAGATGCCGCGGATCAAGGGTGCGGACGACGCGCTGCGCCGCCGGCTGGTCGTCGTCACGTTCTCCCGGACGCTGCCGCCGGAACTCGAGGACACGCGCGTCAAGGAGGCGTTCGTCCGGGACGAGGGGTGCCTGCGGGCGCTGCTGGCCCGGATCGTCCGGGGCGCGGGGTCGCCGCTACTGCGCGACGGCGTCAAGTGGTCTCTGATGCCGGAGCGGTACGCGCAGGCCACGGCATCGTCGTTCGACGAGCTGGACCACGTCGGCGAGTTCCTCGAGTGGCTGCGAGACCGGGGCATCCTCGAGGTCGTGGACATGACCGAGACGCCGGCCTCGAAGTGCGCCCAGGCGTCGGAGCTGCACGAGTGGTACGGCGCCTGGGTCCGCAAGCACGGCGACCGCCAGGACCGCCAGGAGGCGCTGTCGATGAAGGACCTGGGCAGGGCGCTGCGCCAGCGGGGCTGGGAGTCGCGGCTGTCCGGGGGCACGCGCTGGCTCGGCGTCCGGCTGGCGACGCCGGTTGGACCGTGGGCGGGAATGGGCCTGTGAGGATCCCCGGGGCGCGGCGGGAGGTGAGACTCGGGTGTGTTTCGTGGAACCTGGGTCGCCCGGCGGGTGTGAGAGCGGGTCGGTTACCGGTGGGTAACCGTGGCACTTCTGCCTTCAAAAACTCCTACAAAACACCTACAAACTCCCAGATAAGTCATAAATCTTAACTTATGTGTGATTGTCTCACGTGGTGTGAAAGAGAACGACGGAGGATGTTTTGCAACTTCAGGGCCGGTTTTGTAGGCAGGTTGGAGGACACACTTACCGCTTGTTGATCTTCATTTGACCAGGTCAGGGTATCTAGTGTATATATTTTGTAGTCATGTAACTAGAGAGTAGAGATAGTACGCATGGAGCACTAGTGGGGTTTCTCTCCGTAGAGGCTCTAGTGGCTGTAGGGAAACTTTTTCGGGAAACCTGCATACAACTTACAATGTCGATATGACGTTCACGGGAAGGGAGAGAGATCGTGAGTGAGATTGACGAGAACGTGCGGAGGCTCGGGGAGCGAGTGCAAGCACTCACCGCGGAGATCGAGGAGGAGGTTCCGGTAGTGGTCGCGGCGACGGAGCGGACGCGTCGCCGGGTGGTGAGCCTGGTGCCGGCGGTACCGGGAACGCACGTGGTCACACTCGAGACGGGTGTCGCCGGGGTCGCCCGGGGGATCCGGACCGTCATCCGGGGAGTGGTCGCGCTCGCGCTGGTCGAGACCCGGGTTTCGCTGACGGACGAGGTGGGTGGCGCCGAGTCGCACCGCGTGGAAGTGCTGCCCGTCCTGGCCACCCGGATCGGGTCGGAGGGGACGCCGGACCGGGACCCGCTCGGGCTGCCGGACGGGAGGTGGACGTGGCGGCTCGTCACGTCGCTGGCGGACGCGCACGAGCTCGCGCGCAACCCCGGGAGCCGCTTCGGGGACGGGGTCGCGGGTGTGCTGGTCCCGGACGGTGGGCGGGACGTCGCGCGGAGCGACCGGCAAGATCAACCGTGAGGGTGGTGAGGATCGCGCGGCTAGTGTGACCTGCTAGGATCGACCGGTGGACGAGGGTGGGTCGGGTGGTTCGGCGAACGGTTCGGCGGACGGACTGGACCGGCCGCGGGCGGAGGCGCGGGCTCTCGCGGAGGAGCTGGCGGCGGAGTCGCTGCGGGAGACGGGGCTGGCTCCGCGGACCTGCGGGGTTCCGGTCATGCGGGGTCCGTGGGCGGGGAAGAACTGCCTGAACCCGGCGGGCCTGGGAACGGTTCACGAGGGCTACGGCCCGTGCCTGGCGCACGGGGGAGCGAAGTACCGCGGACGAGCACTGGGGGCCTGGATGGCGGCGCACGCGATCGCGAGGGAGTACGACACGTCGCCGTGGGAGGCGCTGCTGCTGGCGGTCCGGGTCGCGCACGGGAAGCTGGCGTGGTACCAGGCGAAGCTCGCGGACACGGAGAGCGATGACGAACTGCGGATGGGTGGCGCGGGGTACGACTGGGTCGCCGGCGCGCAGTTCTGGCACGACCGCCTGCTGCGGTCGGCGAAGATGGCGGTCGACGCCGGCGTCGCCGAGCGCCTGGTCGCGCAGGTCGAGCTGGAGGGCTCGCGGATCGCGCGGGTCCTCAACGCGGCGATGGACGGCGTCGCCGGCGAGATCCCGGTCGAGCTCGAGCGCCGCATGCGTGAGCTGATGCGCCGGGAGCTGCTGGCGATCGAGGCAGAGGACCGGCGCGAGCCGCTAGCGATCGAGGGAGAGGTGGCGGTGCAATCGTGAGCACCGAAGATGTCACACAGCACGACCTCTGGGTGCGAGCGGGTGGTGGGACCCCCGACTTCTCCGCCGAGCGGTACGACGAGATGCTCCGTGAGCACGGCCTGTGGGTCGACTTCGAACTGCTCAAGCAACTGAGCGCCAGGCCACACGAGTTGCTAAACACGGACCGCGACCACGACCACGACTGTTGCCCGTGGGACGGCGAGGTGTTCCAGGAGGCGCGCAACGTTCACCACCTCCTCGACATGGCCGGCGTGCCGAAAGGCACCGGGTACTTCCAGAACCTCGACGCCCGGACGTACCTGCTCCTCACGGAGGTGCTCGGCGAGTTGAGTGACGAAGTGGAAACCGTGAGTGTCGCACCGGACGCTCCGGCCGAATCACAGGCTGCGCTCGACGATCAGCGGAAGCTCAGCGAACCACCGGACGACCCGCGAACCGGGTACCGGCGCAACCGGATCATCGAGGTCCGCGAGGACGCGGCGGGTAACCTGTGGTTCCTGGCGGAGGGGTGGTCGTCATCGGGTGAGAGTGTGTGGCTGCACTTGTCCGACGAGGACGGCATCTGGCCCGCCGACGGAGAGGCGCCTCCCGCGGGCCGGCTCTGGATGCTGACCCCGGCGGTCGAGGTGCTGACGCCGTCGTGAGGCCGTTCGAGTGCGGTGAGCGCCCGTGCGGGGTCTACGGACCCGGCGGGGACGGGTGCTACGCCTGCGCACTCTTCGACGCGATCGAGCGCGGCGAGCGCGTTGATCCCGATTTCGCCTGGAACGCGAAGACGGGACGGGTCGAGCCCCGATCGAGTCACCTCGCCGACCTGGAGGCACACCTCCGAACCTGCGTGGACGAGACGTGTCGCGGGCGGGTGGACCGTGGCTGAGTGGGCGGAGCGGACGGAGCCGGACGACGTCATCCTGGCGCGCTACCGTCGCTGGCTGCTCAAGGTCGCCTCGGAGATGATCCCGCACCGCCCCGGCGAGTGGCAGGACCTGGCCCAGGAGGGTTGGATCGCCATGTGGCGGGCGCTGCGGACGCACGACGCGACTCGCGGCGCGCTGCCGGTGTGGCTAACGGGCGCGGCACGCCTGCGAATGACCGACGTCGCGCGCCGGTCCACGTGGACCGGGACACCGGGGGTTCGGGGACACCACCGCGAGGAGCCGGCGCGACCCGTCGATCCCGCGAGCCCGCTGGTTCGCGACGTCGCGTGTCACTCCCGCGCCTACGATGACGTCGAGCTGGCATACCACGACGGTGAGATCCTGCGCGCGCTGACCGAACTCCCACCGGGGGCACGCGACGCCCTCCTGCGCCGGTGCTGGGGCGACGAGGTCGTCAACTCCTCCTACTGGCGCTCCCACCGCGAGCGACTCGCCGAGAGACTGGGACACCTCCGTGACGTCTCCTAGGGAGCATTCCCCCGGACCGTGAAGAATCTGATGCACCACCCGGTGTGTCGGTGATGAGGTGCCCGAGACACGGTGACCCGGAATGTGTCGAGTACGCCGAGCACGCCTAGAACCTGTACGACGGAACCAAGCTCGACGGCCGACTGGAGGTGCCTGGACTGAACCCCGAGGGCGCACGGTGGTGTCCGGGAACCGCGTGTCCGGGATAGTATGAGCTCATGGGATTCACGGCAACGGCCACCCTGGCCTACGGCGTCGACCTCGGCGGACCGGACCGGGGCTGGAAGATCACGGATGACGAGCTCACGGACCACTACGACGTCGAGGACTACGTCGCGCGGAAGCTGGCCACCGGGCACGGTGCCGGACGCCTCTCGCACGCGGAGCGGCAGACGGCGCGGGAGACGCACGGCGTGGAGATCGTCACTCACGGGCACTACGACTTCCCGGGTTACCTCCTGGTCGTGTGCGACTCGGTGGTCACAGCCGACTGGGGCGACGTCACTGACGTCATTGCCGTCACGGCCGTTCCCGCTGCCTCGCGCGAGGGAGGTTACCCGCTAACGGAGTGGGACCGCTGGATCGCACGGGCGCTCGAGGTGCTCGGCGTCACACCGGAGAACCCGGAGCCGCGCTGGCTCCTGGTCGCGGACTACGGCTAGGAGGACTCGTGGCACACTTTCCCACCGAGCCACCCGGGTTCTGCCGCCGGTGGCCGCCGGAGTCGTCCGCGGCCTACCACACCTCACTCGGGACGCCGCGGGCACCTGACTTCAGCGCCGTCGGACACGCCGGGTACGTTGGCGCCACGGCGATCGGGCTCTGGTCGCTGCTGTGGGTCGCGGTCGCCGCCGCCGGCTACCTGGGTTGGACTGGGTAGGAAGCCGTGGACGCCGTGGACGACGATGTTCCGTGGGTGCGGCTCGGCCGCTGGGCACTCCTGCGCAGGCTCTGGCGAGTTCGGACCCGGCTGGCGTCGGTCACCTGGGTCCCGTTCGGGGTTCCGTGGGCGGACCGGCTGCGCGGGGAACCCTTCTACCGCGTCCTGCAGTCCCAGGCGACGATCCTGCGGATGCTCGGCAGTACCGGCCGCGTGACGATCGTGGGAGCCGCGGAGCGGCGCGTCACGATCCGGACCCGCGACGTCGTCATTGTGGAGATGCCGTGCCTGCCGCACCACGCCGAGCTCGTCGAGTTGTGCCGGAGTGTCGGCGCGCGCCTGGTCGTCGACGTGACGGGCGACACCCTCGGACTGGCTCGCGAGACGCCGCTGGACGCGGACCTGGCGGGACTCCGCAACACGGACGAGACCAACGCGTTCTGGGCCCAGGACGAGCCGCGGAGCGTGCTCGAGAGCGCGCTGTGCGCGGCCGACTGCGTCACGACGTCGTGGGAGTACCTGGTCGCCCCGCTGGAGAACCTGACCGGCGGGCCGGTGGTTCACCTTCCCGACTGGCACGTCGAGGACACGAAACCGTTCCTGCTAGGATTTTCACGCATAGCCGAGGCGCTCAACCCGGGAGGGTCGTAGGATGGGAAAGACCGTCTGGTCGACGATGTGTGTCTGCGGCGACAACCGGCAGCTCGCAGACCCCGGCTCGGATAACTTCTTCACTCCGCACACGGACCGGGGTGGCAACCCGTGCCCCGGCGTTCCGCACCCCGGGGACTCCGGCCGAGACCCGGGAGCGCCCGGCGAGAGGCTGCTCCGGCGAATCGCCGTCGTCCGGCGCACCGACACCACGTCGGACGGAGAGGTGAGCCTGCTGCGCGCGGACGTCGAGGCCGCCGACTGTCACGTCATCGTGCTGCCGGCCAGCGTCGAGTGGGTGAGTTGGGACACGTGAGGTTCTGGGACCGGTGGCGCCGGCGGCGGGAGTGCTGGCACCACGCGCCGGGATCCGGCGACCACCCCACGGTGTCGTGGATTCGCGGCGAGCTCATCGACCTGGGTCGGCGCAAGATGTTCACGTGCACCGAGTGCGGGCGAGTGTGGTTCACGTGAGTGACCGCGTCATCCGGGTCACCACGGTGTCGTTCCGCGTGACGCTGCGCGAGCGAGACGCGCTGCACCGCCGGGCCGCGGCGCGCGGGGTCACGCTGTCGGAGCACATCCGGGACCTGGTCCTCCGCGGCCCGGTCACTCCCGCGGTGGTGATCAGCGAGACGACGACGCGGTGCGGCGGATACGCGGCCGGCCTGCAGGTTGGCTACGACGAGGGACGGAGGTCGCGGTGACGATGACTAGGGAAACCCCGCGGTGCGACGCCTGCGATCACACCGGGCGTGAGCTCACGCGTGAGGTGCGCGACGGGATCACGCTGACGCTGTGCAGGGACTACAAGCTGTGCTGCCACACCTGGAGGAGTGCGAGGACCCAACTGTGACTGAGGACGACGACCACCTCCACGATGTCCCGGAGACGGGGGACGGGGATGAGGACGAGGATGAGGCGTTCACCGGCCTGTGCTGGGCGCCCGTTCACGGCGTCGCCGAGACGGTTGTGTTCCGGTACGCCGACTTCCGGTCCCCGCGCAGCCTCTTCCTGCGAACGCAGCCGGGTCCCGCGTCCGGCGAGCTGTCCCCGGAGTACGTGTGGTGGACGAACGGCATCTTCGTCACGGTCGAGCAGACGACCACACTCGGCGAGAACCCGCGCGATGACGGCGGCCCCGTGCCGGCGACCGGGCACCACGTTCGTGTGATCCTGGAGCTCGACACGGTGCCGGGTCCGGAGGGTGACCACTGGGTTCAGCAGCTCATCGACCTGGCCCGGGACCGTGTTGAGACTCGGAGTGACCAACCCGTGGCCCGGTGGCCGCTGCCACCGGACGGCTGGGCGTGGCAGGAGCGTGCGGATGCAACCCACGAGCTCGCGCTGCGTCACGTGCGCCGCCGCAGCCGCTTGGTGACGGCCGTCTTTATCGCCGCGATCATCGCGGCGGTGATCGTGTCACTTCTCACGTCGTAGATCGGGTGATCCTGGTATGATCGAGCGTAGGAACCCAGCGACGAAGTGAGGTAGCCGGTGAAGAACGCACTCAAGCTGGTCGGCCTGACCGCACTGCTCGCCACCATCCTCGTGGTGGCGAACGTGGTCGCGAGCCGTCTCGACCTGCACACACCCCCGCCGGGAATCGGCCCGGAGTCTCCCACGCCTACCTCCGACCACCACCCCGTCATCATCGTGACGATCCAGCCGGAGGTGACGCGGTGAGTGCCGGCCTAAAGTGGTTCATCGTCATCGGCTCGGTGGTTCTCGTTGTGCTGGGGGTGATCCTGCTGTGAGGGGCCTGTGGCAAGTCGCATACCTGGTCGCTCTCCTGGCCGCGGTTCTGGGACTCGCGGTCTACTTCGGTAGCGGTGCGCGGTGAGCGGCTCCGGTCGCGATCCCCTCGTCACCGCGATGTGGCTGGTGGCGATCGCCGCGTTTCTGGTCGCGCTCGCGCTCTGCACCAGCACGCTGACGAGGCCGCTGCGCGAGCTTCCCGATCCACCGGTGACCACGGCACCACCCGCGACGAGAGGAGGTGGCCGGTGAGGGCCCACCGGCGGCGGAACCTCGAGGCGCGGCGTGAGCGTGAGGCTCGGCGACGTGAGCTCGAGGACGCGCGAATCCGCGACTTCAACCGCCGGGTCGGGGCCGCTGTCCTGGCGCAGGAGGAGCGAGTCGCCGAGCGCGCCCGGCAACTCGTCCCCCGGACGCGGCGCGCCGCCACCGACCCGGTCCGCGCGGTTCGTAAACTCCCCGGCGGCTCGTCGTTCGCCGTCGTGGATCGGCGCAGCACGCCGGCGGCGCCCGGGCGTGGCCACACACACGACGTGATCACCACGACGGGGTGGGCTGCGCGCGTGTCACACTGCACGTGCGCGGGTTACGCCGGCTCACGCGCCGACCTCGAGGATGAGTTTCTCACCGCCCGGCGCGAGCACGATCGCGTGCGCCGGGAGCGCCGCCTGGAGCCGGATGACGTCATTGTGGTGACCACACTCAGTGGCCGGAGGTATGAGTTTCCGCACGCGGCGGAGGCACCGCACGTTCACGGCGACCTAGAGCTCACAGACTGCGAGTGTGCCACCGTCATCGACTTGGAGACGTCGACCGCCCACGTCACCGGCGCGCCGCTCCCGGAGGACAACCCGGACCGCCTTCCGCCCCGGGGGCGCACCCCGCAGGAGGTGCGCCGCGCCGAGGAGGACGAGTGGCTGGCGGCGAACCGGCGCCTGTGCGCGGGTGTAAACCCGCGACCGGAACCGCGCCGGGTGCGGGCGAGCCTCCCACTCTCCGCGTGGTTTGGGATGTTCGTCATCATGTGGTTCGTGATCATCCTCACCGTGGCTCACCTGGTAGGGTCGACCCCGTGAACCCCGTCGCGCTGCTGTGGATCGTGGGGATGGCGCTCGTCCTCGGCGTCCTGTGGGCGATCGGGGGCGAGTTCATCCGGGCGGCCGTCGAGGGTGTTCGCGACCGGCGGTTGCGGCGCCAGCTGCGCGACCCGGACCCGGCGGTGCGCGACGCCGCTCTCCGCGAGGTCGTCGCCTGGGCGCGCCGGGTGCTGGCGCCGGCCCCGCGCGTCACACTCCGCACCCGCGTCGCCGCGTGGCGGAGGGCGCACCGTGCGTAGGTACCCGGTGACGACGCCGGAGAGCGTTCCCGCTCCCGTGTCGAAGAGGATCATTCTCGCGGCGCTGGACGCCGAGGTCCGCGACGGCGCCGTGACCGAGCCACTCCGCGACTACCTCACCCGCCTCGTCACAGCACTGTGGGAGGAGGGCGAGGGCTTCTCCGGCAAGCGCCCGCTCGGTGGATCGGGTTGGCAGTGGGGCGTCTACGCGGCGCTGGTTCGCGCCAACCTCGTGACCGGAACCCTCGGCGAGGACGGCGACGACATCGACCTCGAGGTGGACCAGGTCCGGCGCGCGGACCGGATCGTCTGCGCAGCGCTGGCCTGGTGCCTGCGCCGGGGAGGAAGGGACACGCTGTGAACCTCGCCGACGTCGGACGACCCAAGATCTTCAACGCCCGGGCACGCGACGGCCGCGACCACCGCCGGCGGCGCGCCGGCGCCGAGGAACCCCTCGTCGCCTGGGCCGACTGCCCGCACGGGCGAACCCGCGCGCTGCTGGTCTCCCGCGCCGGGGACGTCGAGCGCGACGTAGCGGAGCTGCGACGCCGGCTCGGGTACGTCACCGGGGAGACGATCCGGCTGCACGTCGCGGGTGGCGGGGATGCTCGCGACAAACTCACGAACATTGATCACCTAGACCTGGTAGAGTAGTCCTCGCAGGTGGCGCTGCGAACGGATCGGGATACTTCAACCATCGCAAGGGTACGGCTGGGACGTGAAACCCCCGGCACCGGGTTCCTCGCGGACCCGGCAGTCCCGGACCAACCGGTGCCCGCCACCGGCACACAACTCCAGAGCTTTCCCACCCGCTGCGCAGGACCGGGTTACTTCTTGGTTCGACTCCGAGCGTCCCCCCACACGGGGACGTGCCGCTGGCGGCATTCCCCGGACCGCTTGTTCACGGGTGGGCACAACTGCAGACGCAGCTCCCCGCTGCGAAGTGGTGACGGGTACTTCTTAGGGTGAAAATCCCCGTCGCACACCGGTTCCCGGGGGGCCCCACATCGCGGCGGTGCCCGCTGCGCGAGTGCGGTTACTTCATCGATTGCCAAATCGAGGCGAAGCCCGAAATCCGCCCTCACCCGTTCCCGGGCACCTCCACGCACCACGTGCGGCCCTCCCCACACCACCGAAGGGAAGGGCCGCACCTCATGTCCAAGTTCAACACACCCGGCGTCCGCGCCGCGACGACCAGTCCGGTCACGACCGAGCCGGCGTCGTCCGGGCCGACGCACCAGGGTGGTCCCGGGTTCTCCCGGGACGCGAAGAGCGAGCTGTTCACACTCGCTGTGACCAACATGGTCTCCGAGAAGACCTTCTACGAGCAGGCGCTGGACCGGGACAGCCGCTACCGCGCGCTGGTCGCCGCGGTCGCCGTCGAGGATCCCGAGTGGCTCCTGCACCTGACCGGCTGGCTGCGCACCGGCGCCGGCCTGCGCTCCGTCGCGCTGGTGACGGCGCTGGAGACCGTGGCCGCCGTCCTGGCGAGCGCGCCAGCCACCCACGAGACCGGCGGCCCGCGCACGCGCGTGATGCCCGACGGGCGCGGCGTCCTGCGCGCGATCGTCGACGTCGCGCTCGACCGGGCCGACGAGCCGGGTGAGGCGCTGGCCTACTGGATCGAGCGCCACGGCCGCGCGGTCCCGATGCCCGTCAAGCGCGGGATCGGCGACGCGGTCCGGCGGCTGTACACCCAGCGCGGGCTGCTCAAGTACGACACACCCAGCCACGGGTTCCGGTTCGGTGACGTCATCGAGCTGGTGCACCCGTACCCGTCGTCGGACTGGCAGGACCGGCTGTTCCGGTTCGCGCTGGACCGCCGGCGCGGCCGCCAGGACGTGCCGGAGGGCCTGCACGTGGTCGAGGCGAACCGGCAGCTGCGGCTGCGCGCCGCCGAGGACCCGGCGGCGCTGCTCGACACGAACCTGCTGCACGCCGCGGCGATGACGTGGGAGGACGTCCTGTCGCTGGCCGGCGACCGGGTGCCGAAGCGCGACCTGTGGTCCGCGCTGGTTCCCGTGATGGGCTACACTGCCCTGCTGCGGAACCTGCGCAACCTGGACGAGGCCGGAGTGCCCGACGACGTCGCGGAGCGCGCGGTCGCGCGGCTGCGCGACCCGGAGCAGGTGCTGCGCTCGCGGGAGATGCCGCTGCGCTTCCTGGCGGCCCACCGCGAGGCACCCAGCCTGCGCTGGGGGCACGCGCTCGAGGTCGCCCTGCAGCACAGCCTGGGCAGCGTCCCGGCGCTGGACGGCCGCACACTGGTGCTGGTCGACACGTCCAGCTCGATGCACGACCCGCTGTCGGAGCGCTCGTCACTGCTGCGCTGGGACGCCGCCGTGGCATTCGGCCTGGCGCTGGCGGCCCGCGCGAAGAGCGCGGACGTGTACACGTTCTCGTCGACCGCTCGCCACTACGGCGACCGGCACGCCGGAAACGCGCGCCAGTTCCCCGCGGTCGGGGCGGAGTCGCTGCTCGGCGCGATCGCGCGCTGGAAGCGTGACGGCTTCTTCCTCGGCGGAGGAACGGCGACCGCGGCCGCGGTGCGCATGACGTACTCCGGCCACGCACGCGTCGTGATCCTGACGGACGAGCAGGCCGGCGTCGACTCGCTCGACGTTGGCGCGTGCGTCCCGGAGCGGGTTCCGCTGTACACGTGGAACCTGGCCGGCTACGCCCGCGGACACGCGCCGGCGGGCACGACGTACCGGCACACGTTCGGCGGGCTGACGGACCGGATGTTCGGTCTGATCCCGCTGCTCGAGTCGGGACGGAGTGGCGTCTGGCCGTGGGAGATGTCCCCACTCGCCGCCGCGATGACGGTGGCGACGACGGCGACGACGGAGGCAACCGCGTGAGTGAGCACAGTGTGGTGGTCGTGAACGGGCCGTCGCCGAAGTGCACCACGTGCGGGTCGCCCGCACCCAACCTCCACCCGGCCAGCCGGGCCGAGGACGGCGAGCTCTACCCGTGCTGGAACTCGTTCCACGAGCCCAGCACCGGGTTCTTCGCGCCGTGCTGCGCGGCCTCGGTGAGCGGCCGGGGTCACGACCCGCGCTGCCCGCGCCACGGCGACGGTGTGGTGATGCGCCGGTTCACGTGTACCACGTGGTCCGGGTTCACCCAGACTGTCGACGCGGAGAGCGTCGAGTTCAGCGCCAGCGGCGCACTGATCTTCCGCGTGGGTGAGCGTCTCGCGGAGGTCATCGAGCCGGGCGGCTGGCGCAGCCTGCGGGAGGTGGACCCCGACGGTCCTGAACCTACCCAGGTGCGCTCGCCGGCGTGATTGAACGAGAGACACACTGGCAGGTGCGTAGGCACGAGGAAGGCCCCCACCCACCCGGGCGGGGGCCTTCCTCGCTTTCTTACGTGCTCAGCGCATCACTCACAGACCCAGGTGGTCACGCTCTCCCTTCCAGGTGTCGTGCTCCAACCTCGGGTCGAGTGTCGTGCCGCTGGCGTCGGCGATCCGGCCGTTCTGGGCCAGGATGCGCAGTGTCGTGAACGTGACTCGCGCGTCACTCGAGTGGACCAGCCCGGACGTCCTGGCTACGTCGAGCACGCGACCCAGGACCTTCAAGTTGACTCGCGGCCGCACCACGAGAGCGGTGTGTGACTCGTCGTCGTCATCGTCATCATCACTTCGCTTACCCGGCTCAGCATCGGCCGTGGTCAGTGCCCCGTCGTACCGCGCCAACAGCTCGCGCAGCTCGCGCTTCGGGCCGCTGAACCGGACCACGGGCCAGCCACCGGCCGGGCCGTGCTCGGTCAGGACGTCGAACGTGATGAGCAGCATCTGCGCCAGCAGCGCCGCCGCGTCCTCGGCCGTCTCGTCGCCCTGTGTTACGACGTCGAGGTCGACCATGTACAGCCGCTCGATCGTGCTGTCGTGGAGCACGGGGCTCCCGTCACTTCGATCACTCACTGGTGCCCTCCAAGGGCTCGGAGATCGAGTCCTATTCGATCCCGCTACGACAACTGTACCATATATCTCATCACAGTGCAACCCGTCGGCCCGGCCACCTGTGACAAACTGTCGGCACGTCCTGGTATAGTAAGAGGTAGATCAGAAGACCACCAGCGACGGGAGAGACGAATGGGATACGACACCGACTTCGAGGGCCACTTCACCGTGGACCCACCACTCAACCCGGACGAGGTCGCGTACCTGCGCGCGTTCGCGCGGACGCGGCACGTCCAGCACGTGGACGGGCCGTACGTCGTGTCGGTCGACGGCTGGGACGCGCCGCCCGGCGCGATCATCGACTACAACTACCCGGTGCCGGGACTTCCCGGCCTGTGGTGTCAGTGGACGCCGTCCGATGACGGCGCGACGATCGCCTGGGACCGGGGGGAGAAGTTCTACGAAGCCGAGGCGTGGCTGCGCTACCTCATCGACACGTTCCTGCGCCCCGGCGCGACTGCGCGCGAGGACGCACTCCGGGAGCGCGAGCTCGGCTGGCGGTTCCCCGCCGCGCTGTCGCGCTTCACCTTCGACCACACCGTGTCGGGTGACGTCCTGGCCTCCGGCCAGCGGCGCGACGACGTGTGGCGCCTGCGCGTCCGGGACAACGTCGTAGCGCGGTACGAGGGTCACACCGACCCGGACGAAGCCGTGCGACCGGTAGGTGAGAAGCCCGCCGCGGCGTTCACCAACGCTCTGGCGGACGCGCCACCCCTGCTGGCCGCGTCGCTGCGCGGCGGCCTGGTCGCCGTGGTGCTGAGCGGCAGGGTCGACCCGCTCGTGGCGGTTGTGGCCGCGAACACCGGAGCCATCGCCGAGTGGCTCAGGGTCACTCCGGGTCACACTGCCGCGGACGAGGTCGCACAGCCGGTTCCCGCTACCGGTGAACCACCGATCACCGTTCGCGTCATCGACGCGGTGGCGGAGGCCCGGAGCCTCGGCATGGATCCCGCCGCGATGGCCGCGATCACTGGGCAGGACGTTCCCGAGCACGACTACCGCATCGAGGTGGTGTCCGGCGGGACCCGGGTCACGTTCGGTCGTGGCCAGCGGGTCTCCGCGGAGGACATCCTGAACTCGGTGGGTGTCACGCAGCTGACTCTCGTCGCATCGTCACTGACCGCGCTGCCGTTTGACGAGGCGTGCAGCCTCGTTGGTGAGGGCATTCACACCGCGCTGCGCAAGGCGATCGACAGCGACGCGTCGGCGCGCGCCTGGCGCGCGGTCAACGACCTGTGGCCCGGCGAGTGGGGCACGGCGGTGCGCTGGTTCGTTGAGTCACTGGGCTCAGTGAACATCGTGTTGGCCCGGACGACTGCGGCGACACCGGAGTCGACGGAGACGGAGGCGAGCGGTGCCTGAGCTGGTCGCTCCGATCCCGAAGGCCGCGTTCGCCGCCGCGATCGCGGCGCTCGACGAGTACAAGACGCCGCTGCTGGGCGACGCGCAGCTCGGGAACGTCCGCAGGGCCTCCGTCGCGGTGGTCGCCGCCGCGCCGCACATCCAGCAGCGCGCATACGCCCAGCTCGTCACCGCGAGGCCGGCGCTGGTGATGGTGCTCCAGTCGCTCGCCGTGGTCGCGCTGACGTGGGGAACGCTGCTGTACGTGGCGGTCACCGCGTCCGGTGGGTTGCGGGGCGCCGGGATCGTCGCGCTGCTGGCCAACGCGTACGCCTACCTCAGCTCGAAGCGGTTCACCCGCGACATGAGGCGGCGCGCGTCCGAGCAGCTCGACGCGGCGGAGGCCGGCCGTGACTGACCCGGTCTACGCGAACACGGTCATCGAGTACGGCGTCCGCGAGGACGGCCGGGACGTTCCGCTGTCTCTCGGGTACGGGACCGCCGGCGAGGGCAAGGCGAAGACGTTCATCACCGAGCAGGCCGACCCCGCGCGCTGGAAGATCTGCGTCCGGGGTGTGCTCCTGGGTGACTGGGGGAGCTACGTCATCGAGCGTGAGGAGAGTGCGTAGTGGGTTGGCGTGTGATCATAACGGACAGTGAGGGTCTCACCGGTGTTGGACCGGACTGCCCGCGCACGGCGGAGCCGGGCGGGCCGCACGACTTTGATCCCGATGATCCCGACGAGACGGCCAGGTTCGACGACCACGGCGTGTACGACTGCTGTCCGAAACCGCACATCGAGTGCTACGCGACGAATGCCGCCTACCGGGTGGTCGGCACCCTGAACGACTGCGAAGCGGAGGTGTGCACGTGACGATCGGGTGGTTTGGCTGGCTCGCACCGCTGGGACAGCCGTCGTCCGACGGTCGGGTTCTCGACGAGCACGGCAATTTCACACTGCGACCGGACGGGGTCGCGCCGCTACTGGTGGGGGACGACCTCCGGCCGGCTGGCACGGTGACGCACGTCGCCATGACGTCGCGCGCCACCGGCGACTACTGGCTGGTGGCGGCGGGAGCGGTCAGCGACGCGCTGACCGTCGTTCGCATGCACCGTGGCGAGCTGCACCCGCGGCTCAACCTCGAGAGCGTCGTGCTGGACGCGCGCGTCTCTACTCCGGTGTTCACCGCGGGTCTCATCTGCGCGGTCGTCGCCGGCGAGGATCCAACGTTCGAGCGGGCAGAGTTCGTGCTGTCGCCGACGCCGGTGTCGCGGCGTGTGGCGACGGATGATGACGACGGCGTGCACGGCATCGCGAGTGATGACCGAACCGGTCACCGCTGGTGTGTGCGGACCGGCCAGCGGCTGCCGCACTGCGCGCACTGCAAGCTCTGGATGACCGACTGGTCGCTGGTCAACCCGTGCGCGGGGAGTCTGTGATGGCTCGTCACCTAACCTGGCGGGGTCAGAGCGCGCCTCCGACACTGCGTCACCTGGTGCTGCGGCTGTACGCGCGGCGCACCGAGCTCAGGCTGTCCCAGCGGGCAGCTGCCGGGCTCGCGGGTGTGTCGCAGTCGCAGGTCTCGGACATCGAACTCCTGTCCACCGAGCCGCGGCTGTCGACCCTGGCCAACTACGCACGCGTCCTCGGCTTCGACCTGCACGTGGAACTGCGAGACAGGAGGACTGGGTCATGACCGAGATCACAACCGAGGAGCGGATGTCGTTCCTGCGCAGCCTGCCGTACGTCGACGAGCTGTTCGGCGACGAGCGGGTGCCCTGCGCGGGCATCCGCTGGTCCGAGGTTCCGGTGCGCGCCCTGTACTCGTGGGGTCCCGGGCGTCGCAACCCGCCGACCGGCACGGACAGGTTCCGGTGCAGGCTGCGCAGCACCTGGCTGCTGGCGGCGCTCGAGTCGCGGAAGACCGGCGGGTGGGAGCGCGTTGCCACGTCCGGGACGTACTGCACGCACCACCTCCTGGCGGAGATCACCAACTCCGAGCGGGAGCAGGAGCGGACCAAGCGGCGATGGGTGGCGTGGCGGAAGCGACGTGAGGAGATCCGGGAGAGGGTGCTGCCGAGTGCACAGGCGTGACGCGCTCATCATCTACCGAGCGCTGGTCGTCCTCAGGTTCTTCGCTAGCACACTCGTGGACGATGACATCGAGCTGCCGGCGTGGATCTACCTGGGCGCCGTTGGCGTCGCGCTCGACGGACTCGCAGTAGGCATCGTAGGAGGTTTGACGTGACTGACACCACCGGCGTCGACGAGATGCCGCGGGTGTGGCTGACCGCCGACCTGCACATTGGACACGCGCGAATCATCGAGCTGTGTGGGCGTCCGTTCCGGGACGTCGACCACATGAACGACGAGCTGGTGCGTCGCTGGAACGCGGTCGTCGGCGAGCGTGACCGGGTCTACGTCCTGGGCGACCTGGCGCTCGGTACGTTCCGCGAGAGCATGGCGATCGCCGCCACACTGCGCGGTACCAAGTACCTGGTGCCGGGCAACCACGACCGGTGCTGGCCGGGCCACCGCAGGCGCCGGCCGGCCGACACCCGGGTCTACGAGGCCGCCGGATTCCAGGTGTTTCCGGCGTTCATCTCGATGATTCCGGACGCGGCACTCACGGGTGGCGGGAGACCGCGGTACCAGCTGTGTCACCTGCCGGTGGCCGGCGAGAGCCGGGCGGACGTCGAGGACCGCTTCGCCGAGTGGCGGCCGACGCTGCGCCCGGACATGTGGATGCTGCACGGCCACGTCCACGAGGCGTGGAAGGTCCGGCCCGCGGACCGGCACATCAACGTCGGAGTGGACGTGTGGGACTTCACACCGGTGCCGCTGGAGAGCCTGGACGAGATCGTCCGGGTGACGGCCCAGGCGTGGTGGTGCGTCGAGTGCAACACGCCCGGGTCGCTGCTGACGTCGTGCTCCGTCTGCGGCGCGGTGGCGAAGAGGAGTGACCCAGAGTGAGAGGAGTGACGAGTGAGTGACACAGGCGCGCGCGTCGGAGTGCGCGTGGGTATCGGCGCGCTGGTCATGGCGCTGGTCGGCGTGCTTGGCTTCAGCGCCCTGATGATCAACGACGACCCGAGTCCCCGGCGGTACACGGTCTACGTGACGTGGGAGCCACAGCCACGCGACCCGCCGATCCTGGTGAACACAGAGATCAACGGAGTCGACGTGTTGCCGCCGCCACCCGGTGGTCTAGCGGGCTCGACCGGTGTCTACACACACACGTACGACGGCCGCGCCGACGACGTCGTTCGCGTCACGGTGTGGCAGCCGCGCGGCACCGTGCCCGGGCGGATCGCCTGCCGGATCATCGGCACACCCAGTCCCACGGTCGCGCCCGTCTACGACTCGGCCGAGCGCACGACGGACCAGGCCAGCGAGATCGACTGCTGGATGAACCACAGGTTCTGGCACAGGGTGAACCCGCGTCACCCGGGAAATCCGTGAGGAGAGAGCGTGAGTGACTTTACGATCAGGATGGGTGGCGGACCGCAGTTGTGGTACGTCAACCGCACCGGCGGGGAGATCGTCAACCTGACGGACGGGAAGCCGTTCCCGGGGCCGCGCCGGGAACCCGAGCTCATCGACCTGCACATCCGGCGCGTGCTCCTGCGGGTCGCGCTGGCCAGTGTCGACCGCGAGCTGCGGGAGGCCGGCGCGCAGGCAAACACGGAGACGCGCGAGACACCGCTACCGTCGTCACCGCGCGAGCTGTGCCGGATCGTCGACTGCTACTGCGACGGCTACGCGCACCCGTGAGTGGTTTGACACAGCCTGGTACATTATTCTTTATAAGAGACACATCGACCCGAGGAGAAACCGAGTGAGGCAGACGTGGGTAGGGTAGCGATCATTGGCGGTGTCGTCGTCGTTCTGGCGCTGATCGGCACCGCCTGGGGCATCTACCGCAGTCGTCACACGGCCCGGCGTGAGGACGTCCGGGCCGGCCGCGCGACGCGCGGCGACCTGAACCGCACGCAGGAGCTGGCACTCATCAACACACTCGACGAGGCCGCGCACATCATGCGCGGCATCGGGACCGGCGACCCGCTGGTCGAGTCGGTCGACTACCTCTCCGAGAAGACCAGGCGGGCCGTCACGGCCTGGCTGCGAGACTACGATGACAAGAAGTGGGGAACAGGTGCGTAAGTTCACACGGGTTGCGGTCACGGCCGCGGCACTTCTGGCGGTGGCGGTCGCGGGCACCGCGTGCTCGGAGATCGCCCCGCCGGACCAGGTGGGCCTGTACTACATGGAGGGACAGAGCGACGGGTACAAGTTCGGCCACTGCGTCGAGCCCGGTTCATCGGACGACTGGCTGGCGAACAACTCAATCGTGTGGCTGCCGACCAACCTGCGGACGTGGAACATCGCGGCGAAGGGTGGTGACACGGACAAGCCGGTCACCGTCCAGTCGGCCCCGGAGAAGGACCAGCCGTCCGGCGTTCAGGTCAACGTCTGGAGCCAGACGAACTTCATGCTCAACACAAGCTGCGCCAGCGGCAAGGACAGCCCCGCCGTTCAGTGGTGGGAGCGCATCGGCCGCCGGTACGCCGCGGACACCGATGAGGGCTGGAAGAACATGCTCTACGCCACCGTCGTTCCGGCGCTGGAGACCGCACTCCGCAACGTGGTTCGCGGCTACAACGCCGACCCGTTGGTTGCCGGCACGGTCCTAGCGGACGTCCAGACTAAGGTCTCGGACGCCTTCCAGGTCGAGCTGAAGCGCCTCGTGGGTGCGGACTTCTTCTGCGGTCCGACCTTCGACCGCGCGTCCGGTAAGTGCCCGCCCGTCCAGGTGTTGGTCAAGGACGTCGACTACACCGACCCGGGTATCCAGGCAGCCCGCAACGAGAAGCAGGCCGCGATCGAGAAGGCCGCCGCGGCGGTCGCCGAGGCGGAGGGTAAGGTCCGCGCCGCGGCTGCCCAGTCGGCGCTGTACCAGAACCAGGCGTGGATCGAGCTGGAGAAGGCTAAGATCGAGCTCGCCAAGGTGGAGGCCTGCGCCAAGAACCCCAACTGCACGATCATCCTCGGAAGCTCGGGCGGCACTATCGTCCAGGCCAAGTAGGGAGAGGAAGCGTCGAGATGAACAACTGCCGAACGCATAGCCGGCACAACTGTCCGGACCCGGCCTGCCGGGATGAGAGGTCGAACGTCGGAAGTGTGTCGCCGACGACGTCCGGTGACCCGGCTATCGGGATCGGGGGTGGACTGGCGATCGACCTGACCGACGGGTCGCTCGGCTTCCAGGTCTCGCCGGGACTCGTGATCGACACCGACGGCAGCTAGCGCGCGGCGCACGCGGGGCGTCCGCGACCGTGAGGTCGCGGGCGCCCTTTCGCTTGGTAGAGTTGACCCGAGGAGGACGAAGTGAGCATTCAGGCACCGGCACCGAGCTACGCACCTCACCCGCACGACCGGCCACTCCCCCGGTCGCCGTGGCGCATCCAGCGCCTGCGTGACGGTGAGTGGATCTACGAGGATCGCCGGTGGGTCGTCATGTTCTTCGTGGAGGTCGGCACGCACGGCGTCTGGACGATCCGGCACTGGTGCGCCACCTGGGAGAGGGCGCGCGACTGGCTGGTCGCGCACTACGAGCTCGGAAGGTGGTGGAGCCTGTGAGTGACGCGCTGAACACACCCGCGCAGATCTTCACCGACGTCTGCAGCATGTGCCGCGTCGGACCGCGGCACCACCTGCCCGGCGGCTCGGCCGTCTCGCCGCTTGGTCGGATCCCGTGCAAGTACTGCCCGACGTGCGACGGTCCCGGGTACTCGCAGCTTCCGAGCACGGCGTCCCGGCCGCAGTCGTAGTACCGTGGTGCGATTGCACGGTGTCATCATATGAGATATAGTTGGAGGTAGCTAAACCCGCCGAGGGACGGAGTGACCGAGTGACGAAAGTGAAGATCTACGGAACCATCCTGGTGATCGCGATGGTGCTGACGATCGCGGCCGCGGTCGCGAGCGGCGACCGGGTTCGCCGGGAGCGTGACGGCGAGCCCCGGCGTTACGAGTTGACCGTGGACATCTCTCCGCTGCCGCGCACCAAGGCCGTGACGGTGCACGCCGAGCACAACGGAGTGAACCTCTCGCCCGCCGCTCCCCTGGACATGGCGTTCACACGCACCGGCTGGAGGAAGATCGTCACCGGAACGCGCGTCGACGACATTCAGATTCACGTGTCGCAGGTGCAGGGATACGCGGACAGGGACGCCGGCTTCATCGCCTGCAAGATCACAAACCTGGACACGGGTGAGGTTGCCGACGTCAACCTCCGCTGGACCGAGGGAAAGATCATCTGCCGGAAGACGGCGCGCAACCACCGGTAGGCACACAACCGCACCTCGAGGCGCCCGGTCTCACCCAGACCGGGCGCCTCTTCACGTCTGCCTGGTACGGTCTGGACGGCGGCGAGGCCCGCCAACCACCCGAGATGGGAGATGCGATGCCGAAGGAGACCGTGTACGGAGATGACAAGAGTGACGTCGTCGTCCAGTGGGGAGAGGACGTCGTGCAGCTCGGCTCGGTGCGTGACGACGGCTTCGACGCCGTGATCGCGATGGTCAACGAGTGGCTGGAGCGTGCGGCCATGCCGAGAATCGACCCGGAGAAGCTCCGGGCAGCCTGGAAGCCGCCGGCGCAACCGCACTACGACGGCTGGTTCGCCAACATCACAAGGCGCCGCCAGCTCAACGAACTCATCCAGATCCTGCGCCGGGCGCGGGACGGCGCCTTCGGGCGGGACGCCTAGCGGCGGGTGACCGGGGCTGGTAGTGTGGATCGTGACAGGCAACACGGGACGGCACCACACCGGGAGACCGCGTGCACGTTGACCTCGGTGACGTCGTCGCCTCCTTCAACCTGTTCGTCAAGGGACACCGGCCGCCACGCCTCGTGTGGCACATCGGGGCCCCGGTCGAGACGACCTCGGCGGACAGGGTGATCGGACCGAAGCCGTCACAGCCCCCGACACGAAGGGAAGCCACGGTGGCGCAGATCCACGCCGACAAGAAGGTCACACTGACCGCGACCCCGTCCGCCACGGACGAGGTCGGCAACCCCACCACCTTCGACCCGGCGGACGTGACCGTGGCCTACACGGTCGACGACCCGTCGCTCATCAACCTGACGGACAACGGCGACGGCACGGCCGTCGCGGCGGCGACCGGCGCGCTCGGCACGGCGCAGGTCACGGCGACGGCCACGCACACACCTACCGGTCGCACCGGTACGGACGTCCTGACACTCGAGGTGGTCCCGGGAGACGCGGAGATCTTCGCGGTCTCGATCTCGGTGGGACCCGAGGAGGAGGTCACCCCCGACGAGCCTCCGACTCCGTAGGGCTGATCCTCTCGACGCGGCGCCTCCCCCGGGTGGGGGGAGGCGCCGCGTGTTGTATGATGACACCGTGCTGCGAGGGCGACTGACGATCCGACGAGGTGTGACGCGCACCGTGCTGCTGACGCGCCGGTACGCTGTCAAGGTCCCGCGACTGCGCCGGTACCGGATGCGCGACGGGCGGCGTGAGCGCCGCGGTATGGCCGATCTCCTGTGGGGTTTGTGCCGGGGTGTCCTGGCGAACCAGTCCGAGGCGACGTGGTCGCGCAACTCGCCGGTTGAGGACGCGCTGTGCCCGGTACTGCACTCGTGGCTCGGCGGGATCGTCAACGTCTACCCGCGGTGCGCGCCGGCCGAGGAGGACGACACCCGCTTCGACGAGGCCACCCAGCGCTGGGTGGCGCAGCTTGACCTGCCGGTCTGTCCTGGTGACCTGAAGCACGACAACCTGGGGCGACTGAACGGCCGACTCGTCCTGGTGGACTACGACATGAACTGGAACGGCTGTCCGCACGACCGGTCCGGGGCGGTGAGACGGTGACGACGCGCGACCTCACCACCGGCGCCGCGAGTCCGTACTCCGCGGCCGCGGACCTGGTCGACCCGCCGCAGCTGCGCTGGCGGCACGACCCGGTCGCCTGGGCGCGCGAGCGGGGCGGCATGGAGATCTGGTCCAAGCAGGCAGAGATCATGGAGTCCGTTCGCGACCACCCCAACACGGCGGTCAAGTCGTGCCACAGCGCTGGCAAGAGTTATGTGTCTGCCGCACTGACCTGCTGGTGGCTGGACGTTCACCCGCCGGGGCTGGCGCGCGTGATCACAACCGCGCCGACGTCGAAGCAGGTCGACGCCGTCCTGTGGAACGAGATCGGGCGGATGCACCGGCGCCTCGGACTGCGCGGCCAGTGCAACCTGCGCGACTGGTACATCGGTCGTGAGCTCGTGGCGCTCGGGCGCAAGCCGCCGGAGCACGAGGAGGCCGCCTTCCAGGGCATCCACGCGAAGTACCTGCTGGTCGTCTACGACGAGGCGTACGGCATCCCGAAGAACCTGTGGGACGAGGGTTCGTCGCTGGCCTCGAACGAGTACGCGCGCCAGCTGGCCATCGGGAATCCGGACGGACCCGGCGAGTTCGAGGAGGTCTGCCGGCCGGGCAGTGAGTGGCACGTCATTCACATCTCGTACCGGAACACGCCGGCGTTCACCGGCGAGGTCGTCTCGCGCAGCCTGCTCGAGAACCTGGTGTCGCGCCGCTGGGTGGACGAGCGGCGCGGCAAGTGGGGTGAGGATTCCGCGCTCTTCCAGTCCAAGTGCGAGGGAGACTTCCCGGTCGGCGGCGACCCGTTCGCGGTGATCCGGCACGACTGGGCGTCGCACTGCCGGACGCTCGAGTTCCCCGAGGACGAGCCGCG